TTACTCACATCTCCTAAAGTTCAGTCCTTCTCACTATGTTTGCAACCATAATGATACTATGACCTCTGCTGACTTCTCATAGTTCGTTGTTACTATAGGATTCATACTCTGTTTTCACCTACCTATGAGACCTCCCTAGGTACCACACGTTTCTTTCTCTCCATCTATCTGCCACATTTACCACAGTTAATCCCGAGTAGTTATTGGACTTCGATTTGAATTGCAATCTTATCCTTAACTGTAGCCTGATGTGATTTCTGTTCGTCAGACCAGAGATTTGCCTCCACCTTCCTTCAGATTCCACCTCACGATGGACACCCTTGGTGTTCAGCTATATCCTTCCCACTACTAGGGCGGATTCGGGACTTTCACCCGTTAGAAACGTGCGCCGCTAGGCGCACAACTAAAAAGAGGACTCTTAGAAAATATCTAAAAGTCCTCAAAACCGCTTATTTACTATCTTTTAATTAAAACTTGCCTTCATCAGCAGCCTGCTGTACAGAAACAGTAACACACGCTTTTAAGCCATTCTTAACCATTTTTGTTACCTCCATGTTGCCTATTCAGCAATTTTTCGCACTTGCGAGCGCTTCTCACCGCTAATTTACGCAACTTCTATTCTGCAGTTCCGTCATACACATAACCGGTTTCTTCCCAGAACTTCATGGGCGATATGTAGTAGTCGTACTGCGAACTGCCCTCTTTCTTAAACGCAACACCGAATTTCAGAAAACCAAGTATGATTCCCTGTCTTATAAACTGCTGGTCTTTCTTCATCACCCTGGCAGCTACAGACACCGGCACATTTTCTCCGGTAAATTCTGGCACCTCTAAATATACCTTGCCTTTATCCATTTGTCAACGACTTCCTTTCTTCCTGTGCTTTCGTCAATGCCTGTACGATGTCATTTGCTTTCTTCTCTCCAATACCTTTTACCTGGAGAATTGTCTGCATTACCTCTGACTCTGACAATCCTTCTGCCGATTTCTTTCCTGCAGCATATCCTTTCTGATATATTCCTGCTACAAAACCCGACATCTGGCTGTGGTCCATCTTTCTGATTCTATCGTACTCTTTTCTGTTAATCATCTCTACTTTACTTTTCGCCATTACTTCCTCCTAATCTAAATTCAAATAACACATGATACCGCAATCCTGCATTATTTCATCTTCCATTCTTCCTCTATCCGGATCGAGTTCGTCCAAATAAACTCCTTTTATGCAGGAATGACCTATTTCTCTCTCCAGCTTACTCATCCTTTGAAATACTTCCGGGAAATCAACTCGTATTTTATTCCAGTACCCCATACCGCCTTTTACGCATCCTATGCAATTATTATTTGAATAACCCATATCATACATAACTGGCCTCTTGATTCCCAACATATTCAGTATTGCATGAGCATCTTGCTTTGTAAGACTTCTCTCTATGAGTGGATATTGATTTCTCACATCCGTTGTTGATTCGTCCAGCCTGTCTGCCCTGTTTCTTTCGTCCAGATCAAACCCCCACACGTATGTCAAATTGTAGTCGCTGTGGTAGTATTCCCACTCCTTCCTTACTCTTTTCTTCAAAACCTGCGTGCATTTCGCCCCATAGGGACCATTGATAAATCTGAACTGCTTTATCACATTTTCAACACTTCCATACTGAGACTTTAGGATTTCAATAGGTTTTCCGAGTGCCTTTTCGCACTCTTTTATAAACCTCATGCTGTCTGGATGCTGGTTGTCAATATCGATGTAAATATACTCGTCTATTGTTTCCCTCTCCAAATATCCTGCCACAAAGCTGCTTACTCCTGCTGAAATCCAGCACACTTTTAATTCTCGTTTCATAACACCACGAAACAAATTCCGTTCGTGGATAGGACTTCACGCCTCCCATGCTACTTCGGTATGGCTTTCGCAAAGTAGCTCCCACTCATACCTCTTTCACGCTGTTGTCAGTCCTTTTGTTCTCGCCACTCAATCACGCTTTGGCGGTCAACCCGGTTTACCGGGATTCGTTATTACTCCTTTCCTTTTTCCTCGATTTTTACAATTTCTAAAACATAATACAGTTTTTCAGCCTCTGCTCCCCACTCCGGTTTTCCTTTTCCGAATTTGAGATTGCAGTAAGCCGTTATCTGTGGACTCTTCTGTCTGTAGCCATTCCGGAAGATTACCGGTACCGGCCACTCTTTTCTGATTTCTTCCGGTACCAGTTCTCCATATGCCATCTGGCCGCCAACCAACATGAATCCAAAAGCGTTCATCAATCTTGTGTCGTAGTACGGCTTGATTTCTCTGTACTCCTCTTTCTTCTCTCCGGAGCGGATCATATCAAACCACTTTTTCTTAATTGGCAATACCAGCACTTCGCGCACCTCCTACTTTGCAGGAAACTCATATACAATGTTCTTTCTGTACGTTCCTGGTCTTGTTGCCTGTGCTGCAAAGTCGAAAAAATCTACCGTGTAGCACTCGCTTTCGTATGCTCCGCAAAAATCTTTCAATACCTGCAGGCACCTTTCCTTCGATTCGTACTCAGCGACTTCCTCCAGACAGCCATCTGAAATACAGATTGTATGCCGCACCTTTTCCTGCTTTCCCTTCTTTTCTGTCTGCTCCGAATACTCCAAAGCGTTAAACGCTCTTCCAAACCACAAAACGCGTTCTCTATCTTGACTTACCAATATCATAGATTAACCTCTTTTCTGAAACAGTTCGTGAGTTCCGTCCAATATCTGCTCTTCCTCTTCTGACACCGAAAATCCGTACTTTGCCAGGAAGTCAAATACCGCATTTATTCTTCTTGCCGACTCTGTGCTGTATTCCACATTGTAGCTATATATTTCCGTTTTCTTGATGCAACTCATATATGCCATAGCGCTTTGAATCGGTGTTAGCTTTGCCTCCCATTCGCAAAATTCTTTGAACTTCTCCGGCTCGTCGTGTTCCAGCTCGTACAATCCTTTTCCCGAATAAAGAAGTGCCAGATCTGAGCGATAGAAATTAACATTTGCTTCTATGAGCGTCTTTGTCAGTTCCTTGTAAAGTTCCACATCTTCTTTTAGCGGCTGTATTTCTCCTGCAATTACCTCTTTGATAAAAATATCCGCTTTCTCGAACATATCTTTACATTTCTGTTTTAGTGCTTTCTTCGCTTTTTGTTTCTCCTTTTCCTTTATTTCGTATTCGCTGAGCTTCTTTTCCTTCTTCTTTGCCGGTACAATAACCGCAATGGTTCTTCCCCAGAATACAATCCACTGTGGATTTTCTTCTTTGAATTTCTTGAGCGTTTTAGGCGCGTCATTGTCAAGTTCCCACTCCTGCAGAGATTCCCACTTTCCGCTGTATCTCTCATTTTCTGCTTCTTTCGGTGCCTGCTTGATTCCTGCCTTTTTGAATAACTCCTTAAACGCTTTCAGATTTCTTGCTCTTGTTTCATCCTGTACTGCCTGTTTTGCTTTCCAGACCAAATCCCTTGAATCTGTAGCCTGCTTCAAAACCTTGTCTCTGGTCTTGATGTCCTCGATCTTCTCCAGCTCGTACAAATCCTTCAATGACAGCTGGAAGGAACCATCCTCGTCAGTTTTCTTCTTTAGCTCGGCCTGGTTTAATTTTGCCAAGTTCAGTCTGTGCTTTACAGTTTTCTTGCTGAATCCGGTTTTCTCGGAAATACTGTCCTCTGTCTCTCCGAGGTCAAGCATCATCTGGAAACCCTGTGCCTGTTCAAACACTGTAAGGTCATTACGCTGCATATTCTCTTCCAGCATTGTTCCAACCTGGTCTTTCTTATCCATGTCGGTTACGATTCTGCATGGAAACTCTGCAACCTCTGCCAGCTTACCTGCTGCAAATCTTCTGTGACCGATAATCAGAGTGTAGCCATCCTCATGCCATTCCTTCTTATCATCCCAATGTCCCGGAATGACCGTGAGGTTCTGCATAATACCTTTCTTCTTGATGCTTTCCGATAACTCAGATAAATCCCCTAAGTCCTTCCTGGGATTGTCCGGATGCTGATAAATCTGCTCTGCCTTAATAAAAACAATTCCGCTGTTCTCCATCTAATTGTCCTCCTTTTCTCGTTTAATGGGTGGCACAAGGCCACCCGATTCTGTGATTTTATGATTTCTTGATACAGAAGCAGACCGGCACATGAAGCGCACCGGACGCGCCCCAGCCGAGCGCATTGCCGTAGCTGCCGACAATGCACGCAGCCGACGAATTGCCAGACCTCACGGACGCAAGCCAATAACAATCTGTATCTTCGCCCTCTGCCGAACCTCTCATTCTGTGTCTGCGGTCTTTGTAATACTCCAGCTGCTTGTATAACCCCTTATCTCCGTAGCAATTATCATCATCAAATACTTCTGACGCTGCAGGAAGAAATAATGCCGTTCTGTACTCCATTACATTTCCTGCCGGATTCTTGTGCTTTCTCACCACCGGATCAATCACTTTCTTCATCTCTTCTGGAAGTACACTCCATAACTTCTCGTTCAGATAATTCATTACATCCGATGCCGCCAGACTCTCGGTACTTCCGGAACTGTTCCAACATACCTCGTCTCCTAAGCAATCCCTGCTCTCAAATCTCACATAATCCTCTGTCACATCTGTAACCACCATCGTAAAAGCCTGTCCGTCAGATGTCTTGTTTCCGGTCTTGTAATCTCCGACCTTGAACTCTGCTCCTGCTTTTACGGCTCTTGCGATTTCTTCCCAGGTTGCCTGCAACTCTCCGCAGCTTCTCATTACTGCCGGTTTCGCATTCTCTGCCTGCTTTGCTCTTTCATTCCATGACATACTTGCTCTCATTTTCTGAATGATTTCCGCTTTAGCCTTTGCCTCTGCCTCCTCCAGTTCCTTGATATGCTGGTAAAAAGCGCTTCTTTCTCTCTCGATTGTCTCTGCGCTACCACTTACCTTGATTTCTTCCTTTCCTGCTCTGATTCTTAATTCTTCCATGCTGTTCTCCTTTCGCTTCTGCGTAATTTTATTTAATTTTATCTCGACTTTGCGAGCTGTTTCTGTAAAAAAATATGCCATTCCTGGCCATATCCCTTATACTGCAACTTCCAGACGCTTATTCATCAGTGCGTCAAACATCTTGAACCCATAGATAAATCCCTGCATTTCTGCCTCTATTGCGATTCCATATACTGCAGCCTCGATCTCGTTGTTTTCCCTTGCTTTCAGCTGGGTTGCTTTCATTACCTCGTGGAATTTCTCGTACTTCTCCGTGAGTTCCGCTATCTCTCTTCCTTCTACTGCCGGTCCGGTAATGAACTGATCGAACATCTCGCAGTATTCCTGGTATTCGCTTCTCGGTTTCCCTTCTAACAAGAACTCGCTTTCCTTTGATGATGCCTCTTTCTGTTCTGGATGAAACCTTTCTCTCATTGCCGTTTCCAGCCGGTCTAATCCATCTGCCGTCGTCTTGTAGTTCTTGTAACCCTTCATCCACTCACAGTACAACTTGCAGGCTTTCTCGGTCATTTCGTACATCGGGTACTTAATGCCCTGCGGTATCTTGAAGGATGTCAGCCGAAACTCCAGCTTTTCCTCTTCTGTGGCTTCTGCACAAAGAAACTTTGCAATTTTCTTAAAAATAACCGAATGTCCTTTCCCAAGATGCTCTGCCACTTCCTTACTCGTCATTGTGGTTTCCGGACGTTCTCTTGCTACCGGCTCCGGTGTTTTCAGAACAATCTCCACAATCTCGCTCTCTGATACATTTCCTGCTATGCTCTTAATGCAGGATGCAATCTGCTCTGCATCAGCCTTTCCGATGTTCAACCTAACACTCTTCATGCCACATTCTCCTTCCTCAGTATCTTCAACAACGGGTGCCACGGTCTGGTTCCTCGCAATCTACTGATAATCTTTCCCAGATCGATGTCCTTCTTGTCTACCCACCTGTAATCCTTGTACTTGCTTACATTTCTTTCATTTACTGGTCTGTCGTGGAATCCGTCTGTGATTTTGAACCTGTCCGGTCTTTCGTCGTCCTCATTGAATACCACATACTCCTTGTTTCCGTGAACGCAATAGCCAACAATCTGCATAAGTCCTACCTCCCTTCGTATCTGTCATGTATTGCAATCGGGTACTTCGACTTTGTAATATCCTTAAACCGGCTGTCAGATGTGTAAAGGAAGTTACCGCCCGCCATGTACCAACGCTTGCTGCAGTACAATGGCTTGCAGTCGATGTACTTCTCTCCCATTACCTCTCTCCATTCGATGTAAACACACTCTCTAATATCCTGTGGCTCGAATGGACCTTTCTGGTCTGAAATAATATACAACTCTCGTCTGTTCTTCGATATTCCGTCATTCGTGCAATCTCCTAATGGATTTCTGAACACATAAGCCGTCAAACAGCTCTCAATATCAAAATTGCTCTGCATCCAGTTCTTAACTTCGTCCTGGTACTTACATCCGGACCAAATCTCGCCCATATATACCAGTTCATTGTCAAATTTCTGCACCACCCAATAATCTGCACCTACCGGAAGAACTGCCTGCAGCTGTATGTACTCCTTCTTTTCTCCTTCAAATGCTACTTTCTTAATGCAGGTCGGTGTTGGAATATCCATCACGCTATGCTTTTCTATAAACTCCTCCAGCTTTCTTTCTGCGAACCCTTCCTCAATAGTCTCCGGATCAACGGCTACATCTCCGTGTTCCAAGACTCCGTACTTATTGGAAATCTCCATCCATGTACCTTCCAAATGCAACACAAAGCCATTTTTCTCTAACCTCATTGTGATTCCTCCTGTTCTTCGCTAAGTCTTTCTCTCTCTTTCTTCTCTTCTATTGCCACATAGTCTGTGATATGAAAACCATTTATTATATTTACCGCCTGCAGCTCCGTGAGATTGCACCGGTTCTGTAACTCAACCCTCAGCTTTCTTCTGTCTCCTATATCCTGTAAACCATTTAGTGGCAGGAGCTTCGCCCTGTCTCTGTATTCGTATGCAATCTTCCGTGTCAGCAACTCAGCCATTTCTAACCCTTTCCACGTAATCAACCGAATCTGTCCGGCATCCTTCGTCTTTACAGAATCCATTCCACAACTGTTCCAGATCAGCAATTCCGGTAGCGTCAAACTGTGTCTCGTCGCCATCGTTAAATCCGATATTGTACGTTCCTTTGCCCCTCACAACTCCTTTTGCTGCTCTCCTTAAAATCATTCCTTCGCCTCCATCTCTTCCAGCTTCTTGATTACGCTCTTCAATGCGTATTTTGCATTTGTTGTAAGCTGTCTCTGCCATGCTCCCTGTGACGGCGCCCACTTGAAACCATTGCTTTTCAGCACTTCTCTGACCTCTGGCTCCGGCTTTCCTTCAAAGAACAACTGCAGTCTCATATTCTCTGTGTTCTCAACCACCTTGAAGAACTGGTTTTCGCTCTCCTGGGTTCCCTTCGACTTTGTTGCCTGCAGGCTCTTGATTCTTTCCTCCAGCCTGCGAATGTTTGCATTGTTATTCGACAACAAGTAAGCCGGGTACCCGATTCTGCCGCAATAATCCGGCTTTCTGAGTTCTGCAATCTGCTGGTCTGTATATCCCATATCTCTAAGAAGCGTGTAGCCCTTCTCCGCATCACTCATTCTCAGTGCTTTATTTGCCGCTTTCATCTGTTCCTGCTGCTCTCTCAGGCCGTCAACCTTCTCCTGCAACTTCTCTATTGCATTTTCATCGTCCGACTTGATTACATCCTTGCCGTAGTAAATGCTCTCGATCTTGTGCAGGATTTCCTCTACCTGCTTGTAGTCCTCATGGTTTTTATCCCAAGCTGCAACCTGCTTTTCTTTCTTCTTTACCGGAAAATTTCCGGCTCCGGAAATCATAACCGACGGACACATCATGCCAATCTGGATGTCCTTATTGATGTTCTGTGCCAACCTTCTCGAATACCTCTCGCAAAGGTTCTTAACTCTTTCTTCCTCTGTTGGTCTTGCCTGGATAACCTTCTCTCCAAGTTCGTATGCCTTGTCAACCATTGCCTTATAGCCTGCGGTCTTGCTGCCTTCCTCATAGTCGCTGAATGACATCATATTATGTGCCGTCTTTGCTGCACTCTCATTGATTGTGTAATACACTCTTTCCATCTCTATTCCTCCATTCCGTACAACTTCAACTGCAACGTATCAAACTTCACTACCGGATATTCGCAGAAACCGCTTCGTCCGGTTCTGCCGGTCGGAGTACCCAGCTTATACTCCTTGATAAAATCCATCGCCCACGGACAGTTATTCGTATCAATATATGCCTCATTCTCTCCCAGGCTCTTGTCACACAGGCAAACCGTGATTGTCGCAATCGGTCCATCCTGCTGATTCTCTGCCATAACTGCTATGCTTTCATCTGCCATGTACTTGCTTACCCGCAGTACCACATCCTCGTAGGTGCCGTAACTCGCTTTCATTGTCATTCCCATGTTGCATCCTCCTTTTCTATGCCGTGATAGGTTCCCGGTGCTTTTCTAATCGCACGTCGTATCTGCCGAAACTGTTCTCCCTGTACTCTTTGAGGCTCCTTCTTGCATCCTCTCTGGTGTACTCGCTGTTCTCACATTCCCAGCCGTAACCGTAGTTTGTCATGATGTCCCAGCGGTCACGTGTCTTTCTCTGATAAGCCATAATCTCGCCTCCTAAATCTCTACCAGATAGTGTCTGTCGCACGCATCCTTAAAATGTGCGTATGTCCTGTGCTTCGGACTGTTCCAATCCATCACATTTCCCAGGTACTCTGTTTTCCAATCTCTCGCAAACTGATTCATTTCCGGCCAGCCTTTAATAAACGCTTCCAGAAAAACACCTTCCGAAATTTCCATTCTTACTTTCATTTTGCTACCTCCTATGCCGCTGCTAAAATTCTTTCAACGTCCGATCTTCTCTGTCGAATCATCGTCATTGCCGTAGCCTTGTCAATCTGACCGGATGTGATACGCACGATGTAGTCTGCTACCTGGTTGTGCATCTGGTACACTATCTCATACAGTCTGTCTGCCTCAGCTTCGTAGCTGTTTGACATCTCCATATCAAAATGCTCTTCCTGCATCCAATACTCTGACTGGTTCTCTGCCTCTTCCATTTCAGCCTCTAAAACTTTTAATCTTTGTAATAAATCTTTCATGCCGGTTGCTCCTTTCTCGATACTGCGTATTTTTATTTCACGTGAAACTCTCACTTGCGAGCTATCTGGGTAAAAAAATATACCTAATTCCAGTCAAGTTTTCTGAGTTCACTTGCCTGCTCCGTATATCCGTTGCTTTCGAGTAACCAGATGTCGAACTGTACTGCATCGTTTTCAAATTCCATGCCGCAATCATTCATACTGTAAACCTCGTCAACTACCTCTGCGACCATCATTTTATTTCCTACTGCTACTAACGCTGCTACAATTCCGTTGACCTTCAACTGACACAGGTTCCATTCTTTAGAACCTAAATCCTGTCTATCTCTCTCGCTTAATGCCGCTCTGTAATCGTTCATATTATACATAACCGCTACCTCCATGTTTTATGTTTTGTTTGATTATGTATATATTATAACTCGCAACTGCGTATTTGTCAATAGATTTACTTCACAAAGACCAAATTTTTCTTATTTTTTTCTAACTATCACCTCGTATCCGAGAGCCTCAACCATTTTTTCAAAGGTATCAAATCGCATATTCGTAATTCCACGGTTGAGTGCCTGGCTGATGTTCTGTCTGACGCATCCCATGCGTTCTGCAAGCTCCGTCTGGTTTACCTTTTCCTCTGCCATTACCTCTTTTACCAGATCTGCTGCACTTGTTCCCTTAAATTCCTTCTGGCTCATTTTCCTTTTCCTTTCCTATTTCTCGCTGTTACCCTCACTTTTGCAATCAGCACTCCTGTTCCTGTAAGTTCCGGATCCTCGAACCTTAGCTTACTTCTGTTCATCTCCAGATTCTCCTTGTTATCTATCAGTACCAGGTTTCCAATATCACAATTATCCTTATCTCCGTCAAGAAAACTAACCATCTTTCCCTCCGGTACCGGTCCATTGTGTTCTTCCCATACTCGCCTATGAACAAACTCAAATCTTTCCCGCTGTGTTCCGGTTTCTTTTACCTTTTGTATCAGATAGCCGTCTGTGGTGTGCGTGTATTCTCCTACTTCCATGTGGTTTGCAGGTACGTCACCTTTTTGGAACATTGTCGCCTTGCATTTTTCGTATTGTTCTTTACTCATTGGCTTTCCCTTATTTGCTGGAGTATGCCCTTTCTCAAATCTGCAATCGACTCCGCTTGTGATATTGTGATTTTTCTTGTATGCCCTGCACTGGCTGACAGTAAACTCTATTCCGAAAAACTCAGACACCATCTTTGCTATCTCGCCAGTCTTTCTTCCTGCAGCTATGCTACGGATGTATTCCTCCATTCCTTCCGGGTACTTCAAAGAAAATCCTTTAGGGGTTCCTATCGGGGTTCCGCTTTTTATGTGGTACCGATTCTTTGCTCCCTTGATAGATGCGCTTGTAAATACCATTCCATATTTTTCATCGAACCCCTGCTGATTGATTAGCTCCGTTACCTCTTTTGTGGTCCTGCCTGGTACATTCTCGCGCAGCCAGTCCACTACTTCCTCTGGCCACTTCCACATTTATCTCGTACCCCCCCCCACTTCAAGCATCTCTGGTACGGTTTTCTGTCTCTCATACCCATATTCGTCCATGTGCTTCATAGCCTTTAGCTGGAGGTCTCCGTTCTTGATAATCTGGTCGGCAATCTTTGTCATGGCCTCTGATCTCTGTATCTCCTTGTCAAGTTCTTCCTCGCTCAAATCTTCATCACTCAGCTTTTCCAGCTGTGCAAACAAATGATTATTCAAATCTCCTAATGTATTTTTCATAATAACCTCCTTAATCGCATCCGTGGCAGGTTTCGCAACTATGTCTCTGCCAGTTTCCGTCCTCGTCCTTATACAAACATTCTGTCTCTCCCCAGCACGTTATGTAGGTATCGTATGCCTCGTTGCTGCAGGTATCATAGTAGCAGCCATCCGTTTCCTGTCCGTGATAGAAATGCTTATATCCTGTATTGGAACCCATATCTTCATCCGCCCACCAATGCTCAATTACTGCATCTGGGTACATCTCTGCTAATTTTGCAATAACAGGTTCCGGACTGCTCCATGCCGTATCAAACTTAATCGTGTCCTCGTCGATTATTTCAGTATCGCAGGCATTCCATTTTGTTCCCCAGTTTTTGATGCACCATTCGTACCATGTTGTCGCTCCATAATTAACATAGTTGCTGATATATGTCTGTCCCTTCTGGTACATTTCGTCCCGCTTACCCTCTGTCGCCTTGTAGGCTGTTTCCATCACTCTCTCAAAGATAGTTCTGAGCCACTCGTCCTGCTTTGAGAACATATTACTTATCAGCTTTCTTGCCGTTTCTAATTTTTCTTCGCCCAGGCAATTAACCGGTATGGTGCATCTCTCTGTCAGATAGTACATAATGCGCTGTTCTGTTGTGGATCCGCTCTCAATATTCAGACTCTCCGGCATTTTTATCATCTTGTTAAAGTCAAAGTGTCTTTTCCCATCCTCTACGATAAACAGCGGAAGTTTTGCAATTCCTTCCATCTTCACAATATTTGCTACATAATTTGGCATAATCTTAGTCCTCCTTTAATTCTTCCCATGCTCCGCATAACACGGAAACCAATCTCTTCTTAAAAATTACCTTGCTGGTGTCGTAATGCTCTCCGAACCAGCCTTTTCTTACATATTCTTCATATCTGGCCCGGCTTAATGCTTCTGTAATTACAGGACGCTGCACCTGGTCGTATTTCTGCTTTTCGGTATTCCAGACAAACGCTGCATACTCATACTCGCTGCATTTGTCAACCTCCGTATATTCTTTCAATGTTATTCCGGAATCAGCCGCCCATTTCATTTCGTCCTCAAAGCTATGCTCCATCTCAGCCAGCTTATCTTCGTCTACTTCCAAAACTGCGATAACTCTCATTCCTTTTCTCTTTCCTCCTACCATTTAATGTCATAGCCGGTAATCCTCTCGCACTCTTCCAGTTCATCCTTGAAATACTTCTCGTAAAGTTCCTGCTTGCTGTTGTCTCCATTGAAATCTGTGTCCTGCAGATTTATCCAAAACGTAAAGTCACTACCCGGATCCAGCTTTTCAAGTTCTTCCTGCAGCTCGCAATCTTCATCTTCCATTATTCCGAGTTCCTGCTTGTGTTTCAGTTCCTCCAGCATAGCCTCGTATCTGTCAACGATTACCTGCTTTCCGTCCTCGAACACTTCCTTGATGATGTTATTCATCGTAGTGCTGATTCCCTCTGACCTCATTCTCTCTACTACTTCAAAAAGATTTGCTTCTGAATAATCCAGCAATCTCAAATCATCCACTCCGCAATCAAGAACTGCTCTAATCAATTCGCTGTTCATATCGCACCTCCTACAAATATGATTTTCCATATCTCTTCCGGAACTGTTCCCTGGTTCCTATCTTACTTTCAAATATTGCCTGTCCCAGCATCTTTGACAGCTTCTCTGCCATCGGATTGTCATGTACTCTTTTCAGCTTGTCGCCCATGTTATGACAATTATTGCAGGCAGGTACTTTCAACCCGTCCTTCTCGCTTAACTCCCTGCCGGCCGTTCCGAATATCAGATGATGTTCACACTCTGCCGGTCTGCCACAGAAGATGCAAATTTCTTCGTACTCCGTTACTATTCCTTTGCTCATGCTTGCCTCCTACTTCTTTTTATGGTCCATTCCCATAAATACCAAAAATGCCAATACCACAACTGCCGCCATAGTCATTCCTCCTATCCATAAATCACATCACCGAAAATTGCATACTGGATAATCATGTCGCACACCGTCGCATCTGCCTGGCAGGTGTCAATTTTCAATCCTTCCTTTGTCCCTTCCGTGATGTCGTAAGGGTGCGGATTCTGGAGATACTTTTTCAGTCCTTCCATAAAGTTCTCTTTTGTCAGAAGGTGTACCGCATCCTCCTCGCTGTCATACAGATTTAACGAACCTCCTCTGCTGATCTGTTCGCTGGCATATTTCCCGAAATACTTATCCTCGACAACCTCTGCTCTGTAACACCAGTAATTGATGCCGCCCTCTAAGGCTCCGCATACAATGTCGTCTATATCTTCCTGGGTAACTATTACATTCATCTCTACTTTCAAGATTTCATTCTCCATGATTCCCTGCCTCCTTCATTTCTTTTTCGATTGCTGCGCTCTGTTCGTCAGTCAGAACCTTAAAATTCACTCCTGCGTCCATAAGAACCTCCAGCAACTTATCCTGCACCGCCTTTACTGTCGCCCAGTCTGGTGTATCATCGTATGTTCTTATTCCGAACAATGCCAGGTATTCCTCTATCGTATGCCATAGGCTGTACTCCAGTTCGTCCAGCGTTCCTAATGCTGAGATGTCAACCACTTCTGGAGCCTCAATTCTCTTTCCGTCCGGAAGAGTCAGCTCTACTGTCGGAAGTTCCTCGCCGAATCCGCCACCATTTTTGTAATGGCTCTCAATATCCTTCCAATCATATCCGCTGTCGATCTGTGTCTCCGTTCCATCCGGATATAATTTGTAGCACCCAACCAGCTCGCCTTTCTCGTGCATCTCCTTTACCTCTTCCAAAGTCAATGTCCGCATCCCTAACCACTTGTATTCCATCACTCTTCGCCTCCTTTATATTCTGCTCCGCAATACGGACAATTCTTTGCGTCATAGCTGTTAAACAACTTCCCGCACTTTTTGCAGGTATCAAGTTCTCCATTACGCATCCAGTCCTCCAACAGACTGCTTACGTGCTGCCAATCAACCGCCTCGAACACCTCTTCCGCAAGGTCTGTCTGGTTGTTGCACTCCTGCAGGATGCTGTTTCTCGTATAAACTGTATCTGACAGCTCCGGGATATAACAGGCATCATCCGGCCTGTTGTAAAACGCATCTTCGTCCTTGAAAATCATACCCTGTCCGTAAAACTCACGAACAATCTTCTCGCCTTCTCCGTTTTCATCCGGCGGTGTGTAACTTCCCACCTTCAAATATTCTTTCTTCTCAGACATATCTAAAATCACCATCCCCCAGCCACATAACTCCGTTCTCTAATGGGAGCATCTGGTCGCATATCAGCGAACCATAAAAATTTACCAGTATTCCTTCCTTGATTCTTGCCGGATCGGCTCCGCTATCATCATCACCTGCTACCTCGTACAGAAATTTTCCTTCCGGTACTGTATTTCTATCTATCCGCATATCGTAAAACTCACACGGAATGCCTTTTACCTCAACCTTTTCTGTCTTAATTGTTCTGTAGTCGTATCTCATTTTTCTTCCTCCTCCGGATTATAGTATTCTTCGATGTGCTGCGTTCCGTCCTCTTCCGTTACAACTGCAGGAAAGCGAACCAGCTCACCTCTTGTAACCATCAGATTTGCCGTCAATTCTGCGATTTCTCCTATGTAGTGCATATCCCATTCCAGCTCTTCGTTTTCGCACATTACCTTGCACATTTCATACACCGCATTGTAAATTTCATCATTCCTTGCAACCTGTTCGCCTGATAATTCTGGATGCTGCACATGATACAAGACCTCGAATAACTCTTTTATCATTTCAGCGATTGCCTCTGCGTCCTCTACAAGTTCTCTGACTGTAGAAGGACATTCGTTTTTACCTCTGCTTGGCATCCACATTTCAACGTGTTCGTCAACGTCGAAATTGTCTGCATAATCCGACAGGTCTTTGAGAAAACTTTCTGCCTGATCCTCAGCATCAAAATCGATTGTCATTCCGAAATCTTCTCCTGCCGGAGAATACTTCTCCAAATCAACATATGTTCTGTTGTTCTGGCTGGATTCCGCATATACCGTGTAGCTCCAGTCCATCTCTTCTGCTTTATCAAGCATCCTCTGCAGTTCTTTACTTATGTTCTTGTATTCCATTCTCTCAACCTCCGATATAGAAGCAGGTAAGATTCCAATGGTCTCCCTGCTCGTAATAAACACCATACTTTTCAAAAATCTTGTCAAACTTCTTTTTTACTGCTGGATATACTCCGTAATAAATCATCTCGCATACCGGACCTTCAAAAGCCATGCTGAGAATATGTTCCTCTGCAACGTACTCAAAGTACGTTCTCGGATTCTGATTTTCCTCTACAATCAGATGTTCCCGGTCATTGTAGTAATACTTATCATCCGCCGGATCATGGCTTGTAAATCTCTTCCCATTGAAGTAAATTTCCGTGTCCTGCCACATTCCTGCATCCAGAAGCAGTTCTCTTATTTCAACAGCCATTTTTTCAATTCTTTCCGGTGTCAGCTTCAAAGTGTTATTCATCAGTCCCACTTCCTTCCTCTGCCGATGTATTCCTCTCCATCAACCTCCAGCGAACTTCCATCAATATCCCGGAGCAATTCTGCATACACCCAAATCACATCCTCTGCCGACAAGCCTTGTATTTCAAACTGTGCCATCAATTCTCCGAGGCAAACAGAATTTTTATGGTACTCCTCTAAAATCTGCTCATACGCCTGCTTTGGTGTTTTTACCTTCATCACTTCCACCGGCATCTGTGCCACTCCGTCAATGTAGCACTGTTCAATCACAAAACCTTTCTTCATGCCATAATAATTTTCTTCCATGCTGGTGTTTACCGCCCAGAACTCTCCGTTTCCCATGAGCCAGCTACGGCCGTTCATGCTCTTTTCTACTGCCAGCTCAATGTTACGCTGTCTCTCTGTCATTCTTACACCTCCACTTCCGCATATTCCGCAATTTTCATCTTTGCAAATTTCTCGATCTCTTCCGTATAATCTTTTTCGTCATCCCATGTTTCTTCAAACTCATTCGCCCACTCCACAAATTTCTGTTTCCATTCGTCGCTGTTAATCTTGCACAGTTCCGAGTGGGTTATCTGCATATCTGCAAATGCCAGCGATATTTCAACCAGGTTTTCGGAAATCTTATCAAGCTGCCGTCTGGCCGGGATGCTTATTTCCTCTGAGTATTCGTAAGAAATCTTTACCGGTCCGTCGCTCTGGTACCTTGCCATTCTCCACCGGCTGTTATATACATCCAGTGACAGGTAACCGTCTGTACCGACTCTTATGCTTACTCCGTCATTGACACCTTCCCTTTTCAATATCTGCTCGATATTACCGATTGCCGGAAGGACCTCTGTGCAAAGGTCCTTAAACTCATTTTTCGCTGATTCCGAATCAAATTTCTTCATCCTGCTTCTCCTCCTTTTCTGTTTTCTTGGTTCTTGGCTTTCTTACCGGAGCTTTCTTCTCTCCATCGGAAGTCTTGCGACCTCTCTTCGGCTTCTCTTCCTTTTTATCTTCGTTTACAGGCTCAGGAACCGTTTCTTTTACCTCTTCCGTAGGAATTTCCACCTTTTCAACTTCCGGCTGAATTTGAGGCTCCTGCTTAGGCAATTTAACATCCAGCTTATAACGCTTTCTGATAGACGCAATCATCAATGCCACTTCCTCGTTTACCAATTCCTTCTCTTCATCAGTCAGACCTTCCGCCAGATCCTCTCTCTCCTGCCAGTAACCTGCATTATCTAAAAACGCATCGATAACTCTCTTCGCTCTGTCGTGCTTAACATCCCATTTCATCATAATTTCTTTCCTCCTGCATTCTGCATATTCTTTGACTACTGCTTTTCCCTGCTCTATCGCATCCGGAATATCAATACCTATCTGCCGGTAAAAATCCGGATGAACAATACACTCATAGGCTCTTGCCATTTTATCTCTCTGTTCCTGCGTGACTCCGATTCTGAAATCCTTTGCTATCTGCAGCGCTTTCTTCCAGTCTTGCTGTTTTACTGCCTCTCTTACAATGTCTGACTTCTTAATCATTCATCATCACCGAACCCCGGAACCTCCAACAGTTCCTTATCAATCCACATCTTTTCTCCGAGTAAATCTATCTTTACCATGTGTCTGCCGGTCTGGACTACTGTTGCAAGTGGTCCGATGTCCGGTATCTTTACCTGCGTTCCTACTGCCATACTGATTACCTCCTAACAAAACGGAATCAATCCCGCCGCGTATAACTTTTCCTGTGTCTCGTACTGCATTGCCATATATTCATCAACTGTTTTTCCGTATGTCTGCGCCAGCTTCTCGTATAATTTCTGCCAAAGTGGAGCAAATGCCTCCTGGATTTGTGTAGTACCGAAACCGCATCCCATTTCATACTCTGCCTGTTCCTGCATACTCAGCACTTCCATTTCTTTCTGGATTTCTTTTCTCTGTCTTGTCATTTGCCATCCTCTCCTTCTGCAGCTATTAAAGCCAATACAATAAATCCGTTTACCAATATTGCTACCAGGTTTCCGGCTTTCATTCCGTCGTACAGACCGACCATGAAATTGATAAACAACAACGTCTGCAAGAATCTTCTGACCTTTTTCATTGCCTCGAACCTCCTTTTATGATAGACTTAATAGCTGAGGGGCGTTTCACCCGCCCTCTCAACCATTAAGGAACTGCCGATCAGTTACTTAGAAAACCAACTCAGAACCGCCGTGATGATTGCTAATAGCATTGTCACTATGGTTCCAACGATAGCGGCCAAACTTTCGTACCGTTGTGTTTTCAAAAGTTTCAGTTCGAGCAGTTCTTTTTCTTTCTGCCGTCTCTTTTTCTTTTTTCCCAAATGGCTTGTCCTCCTTCCGTTGGATTTAATCAAATTGTTTTGTTTGATTATGTATATATTATAACTCGCACTTGCGTATTTGTCAATAGTTTTACTTCGCAAATAGCAAATAATTACATTTATTTTCTCGCAACTTCAAATCATATTTTACTGGTGGCTTATTTCCGGTGTTCTATCTGTCATTTTCTTATTGACCTAACCATTAACCCAGCAAACCGCATAAAACCGCACTCTTTTGTAAGATTTCTTACATGATTTCTTGTTAGGTTTCTTGTAGATTTCTTTACCAGAGAATAGAGATTAGAGAATAGATATTAGATATAAATAAATAATGGTCAAGCTGGAGCATGACCGTATAACTCGCTATTGCGTATTTTATCCACAAATGCGTGTGGATAATGTGCATAAGTAGGGATATGATAGCTGAACAGCTACCCTAAGAAACATATAGGTCTGAAACCTCGTACACGCTTCAATACCGCATTATTGCTTTTAGGCATAGGATAGGTACTAAAAACGTCTATCGCTTGCCAGGCACATTTCGTCAAAATACCCGGTCAAATTTTGGTTATTTTGTATATTGATTTTACCTGCTGACTTGCTCCGCATTTTTGCAATAAAAAAAGAGGCTCCAGCCTTTACGACCAGAGCCATCTCCTTATTCCTCGGAATTGATAAATTCTTTGCAGTCCAGTTTCCGGTATGCCTTTTCAAAGGTTTCCTTCGGACTCCAAGAAACATATCCATCCGGATATTTTACCCGGTACCCAGGTTTGCCGTTTTTCTCTTCCGGCTCAGCCTTTACAATTTTTACACCGATGTAATTTTCCATTATGCCATCCTCCTGTATTACTTGCAAAGTCTGTTTACTGCAGCCTGTACCTGTGAGTAACTATACCCAGCAGCCTCTAATCTCTTCTTTCTGTCACCGCCGTTACCCCATTTTCCCTGGATAACTTCCTTTGCAATTTCTTCGACAGATTTCTTAGAGCTTGCCTGCGTCTGTGTTGCCTGTGAGCTTGCAACAGTTCCTTTAACTGTGCAGTATGAAGGATTCTCTAACCAAATCCAACCGGCTCCGGATTTTAATTTACCCCATCCGTCCTTAACCTCTGTGATTGTGAAAGTACCTTTTCCTGTCTGGCCTTTTACCTTTCCGTCCATAGACGGCTCGGAACGATAGTTGAGGTCAGAAACAAGTACCTGCACCTGGAATGGAACAGCCGGGAAGGTCTTTACAGAATCACTTCCTGCAGATGCGGAAGGTGTACTCGCTGCAGGTGTGCTTGGTTTGCTGTCTGCAACCCCAAGTGTTTTCAAGATACCTTTTGCGTATGCGATACCAAATGCTTTCTGTTCTGACAGTTCATCAGCCTGTGAAGCGTCTGCTTTATTGTCAACAAAAACACCTTCGCAAATTACGGAAGGTGCATTGATGCAACGGATAAAGCCATAATAATCCGTGCCAGCCGAATTTAATTTTGTCTTTAACCCTCTGCTGTTCTGACCGATTTTAAGAACCTCAGCCTCGATATTCGCAGCAAGCGTCTTGGAAGTACCGCCTCCGTGGTAGTAGTATGCCTCAAAACCATCTCCACCACCAGCATTGTTATGGATGTCAACCGCCAAATCTGGATTGAATGAATTACATTCCTTGATTTCATCCGTAAGCGGATCATTCTCATCCACCGTTCTGCTCATTTTAACCTCTACTCCGTTCGCCTGCAGATAATCTCTACAAGCCAAAGCCATCTGTAAATTGACATCAGCCTCTTTGATGTACTTAACTGCTCCCGGATCACTTCCTCCGTGTCCTACTCCTAAAAATACTTTCTTTGCCATATTCTTATTACCTCCTGCATATTTCTCGTAATACTTCTGGCCGTAACCAGCTCTTTTAACCTGTACTGATGTACTCTGGTCTGCCGGACGTTCAAATTTGAGAAGCACCGCATCCGATGCCTCTCTTACGCTCTTTGCTGATTTCAGAATACTCAGTACAGCTTTGTAACCTTCGCTTAACTCCTTATAGAGAAAATCAAGCTGCATCTCCAGATTTCCAATGGAGGCTCCCTTCGCCCTTGCAAAATTCAAGAGATTCTGTTTTCTGCTCCAGTACGTCCACTGTGCTAATCCATAACCGGCACTATCCTTCACGAAGTTGGTATAATCTCCGTTATCTACTGCCGTTGTGTATGTGTCGTCTGTAAATCCCAGCTTTTTCTCAAATGAGTTCTGTAGATTTGTAGGTTTCAGACCGGACTCTGCGTAAAGATTTCCCATCATTCCTGCAATTCCGCAATCGCTCAATCCCTTACCTTTTAGGTAATTCCAAATCTTTTCCTCTGTTGTGGTTCCTACTAAAGCCATACCGATTCCTCCTTACTGTCCGGATTCCGGTACCTCAATTCCAGTCTCAACCGCTTCAATCGAGATGCCGGCATTTTCCGCAATTTTCATTTCCTTAACCGCAGCTTCAATCAAGACATCCAACTGCTCGTCTGAAAGTGCAATATTCTTTGCAGTAAGAATCCCTCTCAAAAACTCTGTTACGATCGCCTTTTTATCCTCACCGGTTTCAGTCCAGTGGACCTGCTGTGCCATTTCCACCGCATACTTGGTCCACTTTTCAATCTGTGCCAGCTTGTCCGCACCGATTTTGTCCTTAATCCACGGTACCAGGTATCTTGCAACCACAAGAGCCGCCACCATTACAACCAACTTGATAACTTCAAAAATGATTTCATCCATTGCCTAATTCCTCGCTTTCGTTTTGTCTTTCTGATTTCTCAGCTTCTTTTTCTTCCTGTTCCCACTTATGTTCCCTGTGTCTGTCCTTGTTGGTTCGGATCCATCCACAGATTCCGCACTCGCCTATTGTGGCCGTAATAACCGCACAAGCGTATGTTTCCGGAATACTTGCGTACTCACGATAGATTGCGAGCATCTGCCAGTTAAACCAAACAAAAAAGGCACCGACCAGAATCAATATCAGATTCAGCGTGCCTATTTTTCCAACAAATTCTTTCACTTTTCTTAGTGGGTGGAAACCTTTCTTTTTCCAATTTCCCATGTTACACCTGCTTTCTTATACCAGGAATGAATTTTCCCGTCTGCATTTTTCATATGTTCGCCGCGTGTTCTCGATAGCCGATACCGCCTTGCTGTTCTTGTAGTTCGGATGGCCGCTGCAATATCGCTCGTAGTCGTCAATATCCTCAATGATCTGATTGAAATGTTCTTCGGTATGCTTTACTTTGTGCCGGATTTCATCATCAAATCTGAGAATACGATACCTGCAGTTTGTGGCTTCGCTTTCGTTCAGCTTATCCATAACCTCGGTATTCAGCGCTCTTCCGATTATCTTTGCAATTTTGGACCACGGATTTATCTTGATTGGTGCCAACTGAATAATTGTCAGCAGAATCAACAACACACCGCCGCCGCTTGTGATAATCTCATTCAGACTCATGCTGCCTCCTTTCCACAACAGAGGATGCTATGCTTCGGAACTCTGCCGGTACACAATCCACATCCAGGTTGTATTCTTCCAGTAATTCTTCTAAGACGGATGAAAGAATGGCATCCGCAACAAGGTCTTTCCCCTCTGTGTACGAATGCCATACTAAATGATTGTGCAGGTTGAGCAATTCAATCTCCGTTTCTTCCGTCTCTTCCAGATGCAGACGTTTGGCCGCCTTTTCCAATCTACTGTAATCGTAGATTTCTTTGTAAGCTATCCTATTCTGCATCTGCACTTTCCTCGCTTTCTCCGATTGCTGCAAGTTCAGCCTCTAACTCATTGATTTTATCTCTGAGGGACTGTCTTTCCTGCTTTGTTTCCTCGTAGTCCTTTTCTAAAATCTGTCCTTCGGCATACTTCAAAGCCTTGTAATCGGTACTTGCGAGAATCTGCTTCAAGCCTGTAATTTCAGACTCGATTTCCATTCTCTTTTCGTTCATCCTGCGCACCTCCTTCCTTCCAGTAATCTATGAATAACGAATCAAACAACTTATCCATTGAATGAACCGTTTTCCTGGCGTTTCTTTTCTTCATGCTGCCTTTCCATGAGGCATAGGAACACTGGATGTCGGCAAAAGTCATAACGCCTGCATCCAGCAATTTCTTCTGTTTCTTTAACTTTCTTCTTTCCCGGACTACTGCCTTGTGGCAAGGTTTTCTTATGATTTTTCCGGTTTCTGTCATATATATTTTGGTTTTCAAAAATGTAAAGCCGTGCGACAGCTTCACGATTTTTGTCTTTTTCGCACTTACTGTAATTTTCAATCTGGCACAAATCATTTCTATCTGTTCCAGGCAATATTTCAAATACTCCTTATCCGGATGTATTAAATAAAAATCGTCCATATATCTCCCATAGCATTTTATTCTCAGCACTTCTTTTATGTAGTGGTCCATCGGATTCGGTACCGATATTGCAAGTGTCTGGTTTATTTCACTCCCAAGACCTAAGCCTTTGTGAGCCTCTTCCTCCGGAATATTTTTGAACTTGACATTGTACTCGTAATAAGCATCAATAAACAGGTTCGCCAGCCATATAATACCCGGATCATCAAACGCATCCGCTATAATCTGCTTTGCTACCTCATGGTCGATACTCCCGAAATAATCTGAGAAATCGACAAGTAGGATATATCCCTCGGTTCCATATCTCCGGTAATGCCACCGCAGATGTCCTACGAGCCTCTTCATTGCAAAGCCTGTACCCATTCCTTTTCTGCTGGCTCCGTTGTCGTGTATCAGCGACCTGGTAAGCACCGGTATCAAAGCATTCTGATTGAGTGACTTCTGTGGCACTCTCTCCGAGAAATGCACGCTCATAATCTTTCGTACCTTTCCTCTTTCCATGAGGGTAAAGCAGATAAATCCTTTGCGGATGTCTTTGTGATATACTAAATTCCTATGAATGGCTGAAACATTTGTCAGCCGTCTCAACATAAACCTCTGGACGCTTGCTTTATATTTAACTCCTTTTGCCGCTTCTTTGGCGGCCCTCGACAAAGCGTTCCTGCTGATAACCTGGTAATAATCTCCATGCTCTTCTAAAACCTTCTTCCGCTTAGAGTCACGCTTGGCTTTCCTGCGTTTATATCTTGCCTCGTGTCTTTCTTCACTCGTCATAACTTTGTTCACCGCTTTCAGTTGCAAAAATGGTACCCGGTACGGCGGCCCTGTATAAGCAGCCTTGCTGGTAGAACTAACCGCATAGGACAACGGGCATGAAATACAGGCTCTCTACCAATCCTGTACCATGCAAGCAGCGTCCGCCCGGTCACATCCGGATACATATTCACGGATATTTCTATCCGACGGCTTATCCCCTCCTTCCATCCACCTGGTACTGATTTCAGAATGTCAAATGACAAAACCTACTCTGACTGACCTTTGGTGGAATCAGACCGGCACATGATTCGCATTGGACGCGTTCCAGTTGTTCGCATTGCCGTTGTTGTTGACATTGCACGCATTCGTCGAATTGCCAGACCTCACGGACGCAAGCCACCAGTTGCACCGACACAGAGTTTTCAGAGGATATCCGATATATGAAACAGGCAGGGATTATTTCCCTGCCCGATCATTGTCTGATTTATTCCATTTGATAATTTTTCCTATGAGGTTACTTAACGTGTCTACCACATCCCTCATATTATCGTCATTTGCACCGTCACATTCTTCGCATATATCAATCAACTGTTGCTGGAGAATATTGCAGTACGACAGTGCCTTTGCCTGCAGCTCTCCACGTTTACTTTTCTTTCCTTCATCCGGAATTTTATTATCCAGCCATATATCATTTGCCATAGATACGCAGTCCCGGATTGCCCTTGCATAATCTACTGCCGGTTTCCCATTGAAATATCTCCATTTCTTCGGAACGTATTTCTCATTCATCACATACATTGTGACCTTGTGCTTCAATTCATTTGCCAGCGTAATCGTGTCAAAATCCGTTCCGGTTCTGTTCCTGCGGTAATTGTTGCCGTAGGTGTACTTTGTATTCTTGCTTTTATTTTTCCCTTGTTCTACCGCCATGTGTTCTCCCTTTCAAAGAATATGGGGACCACAAGGGTCCCCGATTTATTGGATTTTGTGATTGGCTGCTTACGCAGTGATACGGAAGCAGACCGGCACATGAAGCGCATTGGACGCGTGCCAGTGGCGCGCACCGCCGCCGTAGCTGACACCGCACGCATACGCCGAATCGCCAGACCCCACGGACGCAAGCCACCAGAGGCACCGACCTCCTCCGTTGCCGACACCTTTGATTCGGTTCACGTAGCTGTTGGCGAAAATAGGGTACTGCATAGCCTGTCCTGCGGACCATCCAGGAGTTCCCCATACAACAGAGCCAAATACCTCGTACTCTGTAGGCACCCAAAGAGGTCCCATATCCTGCCATCCCCAGGTTGTTGAATCCGTCAACACTCCGGATGCTGAGTATCTCTGTTCAAGCAACATTCTCTTATGAGCAATCTGTTTCTTAACCTTATCCGGCAGATAGCCGTACAGGGTTTCTGTCAGATACTTATACAGGTTGCTTACCATGTACGGATATGGAGAATCTGCGTTACCGTTGTTATTGTTCTCCAAATTCCACTGAACTGTCTCGCTAAAGCAATCCTTACTGATGAAATCGATATGATGTCCTAACTGCTGATCTGTTGTCTTGTAGTAACAGTCAATTCCGGCCACCTGCATATTAACTGTCTCATTGTTCATCGTCACAGGAATGTAGTCACCGACATAAATTCCGGTATAGTTGCCTGCTTTGATTCTCGCTCTGATCCATGCCCATTCATCGTCGTAGTTCTTAATCTCTGCCGCAAATACGGTTGCCAGGTTTCTGCCCTTGTAGATTTTGCTCTCCTGCTGGAACAGAATTAAATTATCATTTCTGGAGGTTTCGTCCTTGACAGGACGCTCCATACCTCCGGTTTTAATTTTTGAAATTTCACTTGCCATAAATCATTCCTCCATTTCTTTTTAGCTGACTGCAAGTACAAGTGTTTCTCCGTCTACCGTTGCCATTTCATCACGGATAGTTAATGTTCCATCTTCAAATGTCGCCGGTAATCCGGAAACGATGCTCTCTGCGTCTGAGTCATACACGAAGTCTATCATTGCGTTAATCAACGAATGGTTCACCAATGTATTCTGCAGGAGCTGCTTTGTCGGCACGTTCAGATTGTCAGCGTGCGCCGGATCCGTTGTCTCCGGAATCTGAATTGTGCTGGCAAAGTTCGGACTTTTGTTTGTGTAATCCTTCATAGTGTCTCCTTTCCGCTAAACCAGCTTAGAAAATATCATCAAGCACATACGTCTGCTCTACATCGTCGTCTTTGCCTTTTCTGGTAAAGGTCTTGATGCAGACAATATCTCCGGCCGCATCATACAGACCGATTTCGCTGATTTCTTCTCCAGCAAGTTCAGATTCCGACAGGGTACATTCATACCTGCAGGTTGTGTCAGACGGAAAAGTATATCCATCAATGACCTTGCGGAAAAGCTCATTGCTGAGTTTAGACTGATTTTCAGACGGCGGAATAACTGTGCCGCCCGCATCGACTCCGCCGTTACCAAATGCCATCCCTACGATTTTAGGAAGTGCAATCGCTCCGGCTCTTGCCTTAACCAGCTTTTCTCTGGCTTTCTTTGTGATTACCACATTTTTATTTTTCTCTGCGCTCATCCAACTGTCTCCTTTCTATAAATTGAATTAAGGTTTCTCGAACCATTAAGCGTCAGCTCTCCGTCGAAAAACCAGTAATCCCTTGTCTTGGTTACAACCGCTGTTTCAAGCTGTTCCTGCTCTGAATTATCCATGCTTAACAATGTGCTGATTGCGGCTTTCATTCTTCCCCTGCTATTGTTTATAATGCTCTGCCCGTTCAGCAGAACTTCTCCGTCAAGGTACAGGGTTCTCCAGAAGTCAACAAAAAGCAGGCTTTTAACACCTGCTTCTACTGCTGTTTCTGTCTGCAAATTGTAATTCATGGCTACGGATGCCCTTACCTGCTCGTCGATTTCTGCACCGTGCAGATAATTTTTCATTGCAAGCTGCAGGTCGTAATTTCTGTATTCCCACAACCTCTGTGAGCCATCTAATAGCCATGTTCCATCATACATCCGGATATTCCAAAAGCTGATAGCAAATCGGTTTGATACCTTGCTTACATCAGACAATTCTTCGGTGTATGCCTTTGTCTTGAACAGTTCTCTTATCAGTTCGACCGCCATCTGGTTAGGAATATCTCCCATTAGGTACTTGAACCCAAGCACAAGATTGTATCTCCTGTGTGCGTCCAAATTTATACTTCCATCCAGGTTCCACTCGCCATTAAACACATAGCAATCCCAAAACAACAGCTGTGCCTTGAATATGACTTTTCTCAAAATCATCTTTTCAAGGTTGCTGCTGTCTACCACTATTTCCGTCCTGTCGTTGACCGTATAAGTGGTGTGCGACTGCTTTAGCTTATCCAATGCCTCATGTGCCTTTTTGGAATCCAGCGTTCCTTCACCCATAAAATATGCTTTGAAAACATTCGGGTGTGGAGCTGTAAAACCATAATCTCCCGGATCATTTATATCTGCAATTCTGACATCAAATCCGGTAATATCTTTCAGCGTTTTCTCCATCCTGTACGGAGTCATTGGCGCTCTGTTATCCCTTTTCTGATAAATCAGCCTGCGCCTTTCCTCGTATGACAGATTTTTTCTAATCGGCAGTCCCCACTTGATTTCGTGGTACATCAGTCCCCATGTGGCTGTTTCCGGAAAAAACTGATACGGTAACTCTTCCGCAATTTTGAGTGCCGCATCATATTCCAAACCCATGACCTGGTACAGCCATTTTCCTACATAGGATTTATCATAAAATCCCTCTGTAACATAACTGAGCATTTTTTTAGCACTCTCGCTGGTGGGGAAGTTTTCTATATCAAATTTCTCCATAAAACCGCCTCCTAACTAAAATCAAGAGTGCCTGTTTCCGGGTACTCTTCTTTGCTCAATCTGATGTTCTTCATCTCTCCATTCATCAAGAACGTATCGAAATCTTCAACCCCGGCAATTCCGCTGTTATCTGATCCCTCTATCCCTGTAATGAGTGGTCTGACATCGTTGTACCTCAGTACATTCTCTGTCTTTGCTTTTGCATATACTGCCTTTATTGCCTCTGCAAAATCATTCTTGATCTTCTGTATATCCGTTGTTTCGTCATATACCAAACCTGTTATTGTGAAATTAACCTTTACCGTTGTTGCCGGGCCACATATCAGTTTTGCACAGGCTGTAGGTAATAGCCTTTTGCTTCTGTCATTCTCTGATACAATGTAATCATATACATCCTGTACCAGCTTTTCGTTTGCCGGTTGTCCGTTTCCGTCAATCAGCACCAGTTTTACCGTTCCTGGTCCTTCTGCCGCAGAAACCACAATACAATCTCCGGCTCCTGCCTGTTTCGCCCATCTGACATAATCAGCGTCGTTTCCAAGATAGGTCATGCTATTGTCGTACTCTGCAGCAATTCTGTCCCAGTAATCATCGTTGCTTTCTCTTTCGGTTCCTCCGGTTATGCGTTCCGGATTGTTTATTTCCGTTACTGCCTTATTTGGTTTTGCCATCAAAGTGATTGTGTTTGCGCCTACGTTTGATTCCGTTCCGCTTTCAACAGCTTCTACATCGATTATGACATAGCCATCCTCTCCTATAACCGCATCTTCCAGGGAACTATACTCGATTGACGGTCCTGTGTCCGTTGCAGGAGTGCAAAAAATGGTACCGGCGGCTATCTCTGTGCCTGCGGTACCACTTACTTTTACATTTCCGTATGCTTTTTCCGGCTGATGCCTCTCGATATGCACCTGCTGTCCGTGAAGGTCCAGCCATTCATCCCATGCGTACTGAGGAAAAGCAATCATCAATGCCCTTACAAGGTGGTAGTTGATAAACTCGTCCTTTTCCTCTGCCGCTGGCATTGTGAAATCGTATGGAAAACCTCCTGGCATATCGTCTATATCCGAAGGAAGATTGTTCATCATCCTTTCGTGAATTTCCTCTGCAGAATTGTTCTCCATAAAGTCCGGTTTAATAAATTCCGGTTGTGCCATCTTTACCACCTCCTTAAATTGTGATTGTGATTATTTCATCCCAGCCGGTTCCCTTTACTCTGAACTGGCAGGTCATGTTGTCGCCATCCCATGAAAAAGAAAAATCCCTGACATATTCCGTCCTGGGATTTACCATGAGTGCGTCTGTAATTGTCCTCTGCACCATAGACTCGACTGTTTTTTCATCATCATTATCTAATGCGCGTTCCATTTCTGTGCCGATTACATCCGGATATGCGAGGCACTGATACCTCTCGGTCTGTGCAATCTTGAAACACCATATTGCAAATGCTTCTTTGCCATCACACTCTACCATGCGGTTTGAACCGTCTCTTACAAAATCTCCTAATTCCGGATCCCATCTGACGCTCCGTTTATACTGCGTGTCATAATCAGCGTTCTCGGAAATAAAATCCGGCACCTCTACCACCGGAAATAGTGGTTCTGACATCTTTCTCGCCTCCTTTATGAACTCGTAATTACATCAATAACAACAGCTTCATTCTGAACCCAAGCCACAAGCACTCTGTCCCCGGCTTGTATTACCGGAGGTTTTACTGTGTGCTTATGGCTGCCTGTGTTGTGTGTCGATGTTTGGTTTTCGTGTCCTGCGTGGCCACCTTCTGATATTGTGAAACTAAGTCCTCCTACGTGTCTGCACACAGAATAGTCTCCTTTGGGAATTGGTACCGGGAATGTATTTGTCACAAGACTTCCGTTCCCCTGTATTTCTCCAAAATCGAGGGCCAGCGGAGAATCACTTTCTTTTTTCATTCTCTGACTAAGGACTGTTGCCAGCTTGCTTGTGCCTGGATGTCCGTCAAATCCTTCCACCTATACCGCCTCCTTAATCGAATGTTCCATCATCAACCCAGCCGTAGACATTACTTCCGCTATCCGTATGGATAAGGTGCCACGGATGCGCTTTTCCGGATCCATTCTTAATCGTAATTTTCGCTTTTCCTGCTTTGGCATTATAACCTTTTGAACCTGGGTAACTGCTCACATAATGAGTGCCACCGTGGAAATTTACAATATCTCCGACATTGTAATCTTTCTTTTTTGACTCTGTACTTCCACTCTTTTCCTCTTCCGGTTCTGCAAGTTCCAGCTCCATTGTCATGCTGAAAACATCCGCATTATGCTGGATGCTCTTCACGTAGTAGTAATCCGATATCGAACTGCTCATGATATAAACTAAGTCGCCTTTTCTGACAAAAGGAACATCCGGACTCTGGACTGTCATTTCTTTTTCAATCTTTCCCTCGTCGTCCAAAATTTCCTGTGCTGCAGATTTTGCGTCACTCAAAGTTTCATCTTTTCCTCTTGTGTAAATCCTCTGTCGGATTCCATATTTCGTCTTTCCGTTCAATGTCGCATCTACACTTCTTTTTCCATCATCGTCTGCCTGTCCTACCACTTTAACCCTTGTGATAAGGTTTTCCGTGCTTATGGACTGGCTGAATGACTGCGAATTATCAACTCTGAATACATACACAGTCTTATTGCTGCCTCTTGGGATAACGCTCGTATATCCTTTCGATGCCCTTATGATACATTTTTCTTCGCCTTTCTTTACTGCATCATCCAGAAGCTCCAGAGCAATGTCTGACAAATACTTATTATTACATACTGTCTTTCCGTGGGACGCATTTGGTCCCTTGTATTCGCCCTGTGGTATCTCCCAATCATCAAAAATACCTTGCAGGGCCGACTTCGTTCCTGTTCCGGACGGAAAATATCTGTTGTCCTGGCTTTTCTGCAGCTTATACAGTTCATCATAGCAGGTGCATTTCAGACTGTTTCCGCTGTTCTTTTCAATCGGATTCCATTTTTCAACATACCCTCTGGCAACTTCCTCGTCGAGTGAGCTGCCGTCCGATGCAAAAATACCCACCAAGCACCCAGGTTTAATGATGCTTGACAGGTATCCTTTGGAAGTCTTGTCATTTTTCGCCGTGAATGAGGAACGAACCGAAATCTCGTTTTCGTTCTCTTCCCAGCCTAAGTTTTGCACAAAATCTTTGATATTGTACTGGTTTCCCTTTTCATCCATCACGACTACTCGGTATCTGATTTTCGCTAAATCAATCATGGCAACCTCCTATCCCGGTATCGTAAGAACCGTTCCCGGCCATATCCAATGTCCATGATCTGAACTGCTTTTTCCGTGAGACTTTGCTGCTGACTCTATCGTACTCGCATTTGCGTCATATATAGAGGTCCATTTTGTCCCACTTCCCAGCTTCTTTGCAGCTATTCCCCACAGCGTATCTCCACTCACTACTGTATAGGAACCTCCACTTAAAGAACTGCCGCTGTCATTTCTTGGTTTCGTCTTTCTAACGAATGATGCGATTTTCAGCTCATTTGTCGTGTAGATTTTCAGCGGCTTTTTCTGCACGAAAGTTATTGAGTATTCAATATTTCCATACGCACCCGTAGGTCTTGGCTGGAATGAGGAAATCGTGACATCCACGTTAATCCATGTTCCTGTCACGATCAAATTTAGCACTGTTTCATTCTGCATAAAGTTATACAGAATTTTTACACATTCGTCCGGTTCTTGCCAGGAATTTTTCTTTACAATCGGCTCAAATCTCTTCGATTCTCCGAAAAATACACCATCCCAGCTAAACTCTGCCACATCAGTCCCCTTAGGTACCTTTACGGTACCCTGGGAAATGATGTCGAAACTCTGATACTTTGCTCCGTATTTGCCTTGTATCTTTTCTGGTAATGCCGGAAACGTAAACTTTGAACCGTTCCCGACAGGAATTAGCTTTATATCCATAGCCTACGCCTCCTTTAATGGCATATTAGAAAATACCTCTTCGAGCTTTCCGGCAATTTCGCCGCCTAACTCGTCAGCCATTTCCTTCATGTGCCGTCTGATTACTTGCATAATATCATCTTCGCTCTGCTCTTTGCCTCCTTGAATAACAAACTCCGGTGCTACACTTACCTGCACCTGTACCGGTGTTCCTCCGCTTGCTGATTGCGTGCTGGCTGGAACAGGTTCATATACTTGTGTGGTTTCGCCGCTATAATTATCCTCTGTGGTTTCGTTATAGCCTACGGGAGCGTTTCTATTTGCTTCTGTGAATAAATTATAATCACTCGCAGTATCACTCAATTTTGAGCCTTCTACATAACCGCCCGCTGCATGAGCTGATACACCTAATGCAATTCCGGCCTGCTTATACAAATCCAGCGCCCTTGCCCTTCTGCTCGGATTGGTAGGAATTACATACTCTCCATACCCTTCCTCTGCAAGCCATGACAATTCCGGACTTCCTACATAGCCTCCGGCAGCATGACCGCTTGCCTTTGTGCTGTAAGTAGGCAGCGTAGGTAAGCTCGTCACGTTGTAATTCGGGGTTACATTTACTGTCGGACTTATTGAGAACGGACTTGACGTTGCGGTGTCAAGCGATAACTGCAGGCTACTTCTCAGTAGAGGCGACGCACTTAACAAGCTGGTTGAAGCTCCTGTATTCAATGATGTACCAAACGCTGTACCGGCTGTCTGCCATTCAGTTACCAGCTGGTCGTAATATTCGTTTGATATAGGACCATATTGTGCCATAACAGACGAGAAATCAAAATCTCCAGTCTGTTGTGTCATGTACTGTTCCATGAATGAACTGAGCGTTTCTTCGCTGTTTGCATTTTCCAAAGCATTGTGCAGTGCTTCTGAGTATGAAGTCTTAACCTGTTCAAAATACTCGCCGTAATAATCAGACATCGGTTTTGCTGCGTCCTCCGCAGATAATCCAAAAGATGGTCCTTCTGTCGGTCCTGTGATTGACTCCATTAACTCCGTCCAGTCGTTTGATGTCATGCTATCCCAGTCGATAGCTGCCTTAATTTCTTCCGCAGTAGGTATCTGGTCCTTGTAATTCTGGATGATTGTCTCCTTTGTTCCTTCCGGTACCGCAAGTGCCGTCTGGATCAGTTCGGATGCAATCGTTGTCTGCTCTGCCGTGTCAAGATTCAGCTTATCAAGTCCCATCCAGCTAATTACATCTGCCGTATTCCATGTTGAAACATCCGGATGTGAAAGCAACGCATTGTTCAATGCCTGCGTGAGTTTTTCCGTTGTGGAACCCTCTATATCCGGCATAATATTTGACAGCTCGGAATCCCAAGCTGTCGCAATGCTTTCCAGATTGAAACTGCTTACTCTCGCATTCAGTTCGTTAATCTGTGCGTAATATCCGTCTGTCGCCTCTTTTACCGCAGCATCGTATTCTTCCTGCGTAATAGCTCCGTCTGACAGTTGCAGGTTCAAATTGGTAAGTGTCAGCGTTAAAGCACTATCGTACTGTTCGGATGCCTCTGCCACATTTGCCTGCAATTCTTCCTGCAGAGCATTAAAGCTGTCAGCATCCAGAGCCGCACCGTTGTACTTAATCTGCAATGCCTGCATCTGTGCGTCCGTCTTTGCATCTGCCAGCTTTCCGGTAATTTCTGAAATCTGATTCTGCAGGCTTTCAAGTTCTGCCGCTTCATCAAGAGTAATAACGCTATCTTCAAGCGCAATATTCATCGAATCCGTAAGCTGACTGCTAAGGTCCTCGATCTGCTGTTTCATATTGCCGTAGTAACTGTCGATTCCGGAAGTGTCGGCTTTATTTCCAGTCAAAAGTTTCAGAGCTACCGTTGCCTCGTAGTGATTGTCCTCAATAAATGTCTGAGCGCTGTCTATGAAATTTTCAATGGCACTCTTGTAACCATCCTTATCTGTTTCAGATAGTTCCATTCCGAGTGCCACTTTCCAATTTTCTTTTTTCAGATTTCCTACCGCAGACTGCAGATTGTTCAGAGCTGACTCTGTTTCCGCTGTTGCCTGGGCGAAATTGCTTAATTCCTCTGCCATATCAGCAAAGGTTATCTCACTCGCCACCTTCTTGACTTCGGCCAGCGACAATGTAATATCTCCAAATGCGTTCTTCGCAACATTCGCACATTCCTCCTGGAACATCTGGGCGAACTGTTCTGCAGAAACTTCGGAATCATTCATTGCCTGTTGCAATGCCTCATTCTTGAAAGTGACATCTTCAATCGACAATCCCGTAGCATCAAATACTTTCTGAGCCTTTTCAGCCTCTTTCTGCATTTCCTCTACGTTTTCCTGGTATTCCTCTTTAACCTTGTTTCCTTTTATCCATCCGGCAATTCCTCCGACACCTGCACCGACAAGCACACCTACTGCCGTTCCGATACCCGGTATCACGGATCCAATGGCTGCACCCGCTGCGGCTCCTGCCGCTACTCCTCCGGCTTTCCATGCGGCTGATTCTCCGTAGGCTTTCGATTCGTCCGCATTATCAGATTTGATTGCCTTGTACGCATCCAATGCACTGCTCACGAGTGTTGCCCCTGCAGCTATACCACCGGCTCCTGCCGCCATTCCTGTCGCACTTAATGTCGCCGCGCTCATTGATGCACCACCGGCAAGATTTCCAGCGCCCAGGTCGATTGCCAGCATTGCAGATTTTCCAAGAAGTCCGGAACCTGTTGCTGCTGAACCTAAAAACGAACCCATCAAAGAGGTTCCTGTTGCTGAATCTTTGCCGAATAATCCTTTTCCGAGGTTTGCAGCACCTCTACCCATGCTTATAAACGGAGATGCTATTTTACTAAGCATAACAGCTGATAGCACAGACGATAAATCTGCAGCTTGACCGCCTGGAAGTAACTTTCCGGCACTTGATAACAGGTTACTAAATCCCTGCCACAGTTTGTCTGATACCGCTTCAAAATCAAAACCCTCCGAAAAACCTTTTGCGAATGATGCTCCAATACTCACACCTTCGTCCAAAGTCTCTCCGAGGTCAATTCCTAACAAGGTCATGATACCAACTTTTAATCCGGTACCAATTCCTTCTCCAATATCCTGTGCAAATCCTGCAAATTTTGCCTTTCCGGTACTGTTCCACCATTCAGAGAACGGCTCTGCAATAAATTCATCCCATGCAATCTTGACTTTTCCAAAGAAATCTGCATCCTGCCATTCCTTCGTGTCTGCAATCTCGTTGAATTTTCTCTGCATCCGGTCTACTTTCGTGTCGAACCAGTCCATCATTTCGTCTAATCCCTGCTCTACTTCCGGCATCTGATCTGTCAGCCAGTCTGCAAGGCTTCTGATGTACGGAGATAACCTTTCACCAAATGAAATTTTCACTCCATCAACAGCACTCTGCAGTAATGTGATAGAACCCTGCAAGTTATCAAGCATCGTTTCCGACATTTGCGCTGCGGCTCCGTCCGCATTATTGATTGCATCTGCCAGCTTGTTATAATCCTCTTCTGATGCGTTCAGAATTGCCAGCAAACCTTTCTGTGCCTGTGTACCTGCGATAGTATTCGCCAGCTGTGATTTCTGCTCAGCTGTCATGTTCGCAGTTGCGGCTCTTAATTCTTCCATTACGTCCGACAGGTCTCTTGCGTTTCCTTCTGACGTAAAAAACTCAATCCCTAAATCAGACATTGCATCCGCCGCACCATTGGTATTCGTGGAAAGTCTGGTAAAGATTGAGTTCAAAGCCGTACCTGCCATTGTTGCCTTAATACCTGTATTTGCCATAAGTCCAGTCATTAAAGCAACATCCTCTATGGAGTAACCAAGCGATCCTGCCATAGAGCCTGCATATTTGAAGGTTTCTCCCATTCCGGAAACCGTTGTATTCGCATTTGATGCCGCTGCAGCCAAAACATCCGAAAATCTTCCTGCTTCTGACGCTTTCATGTTGAACGCAGTCAACGCATCTGTGACAATATCAGATGTCGTAGCCAAGTCCTCTCCGGATGCCGCCGCAAGGCTAAGTATGCCCTCTATACCATTGAGCATATCTTCCGTTTTCCATCCGGCCATAGCCATGTAATTGAATGCCTCAGCCGACTCTTCCGCTGTGAATTTGGTAGTTGAACCCATCTCCTTTGCTTTATTCGTCAACTTTGTTAATTCTGAGCTTGTGGCTCCGCTTATGGCCTGTACCTGTGACATAGCAGCCTCAAAGTCCTTATAAGTCTCTATCGTATCTTTAAGACCTATACTGACTCCGAGGACTGCCCCTACTTGGAAGATAGGATTTTTCAACAGGTTTATTATTCCCCTCACCGGCGAAGTAACGAGGTCGATAGCTCTCATTGTGACATTCCACGTTTTTCCGGCAAAACCTCTGAGTCCTGTGCCGAGCGTTGACAATACCGGGGATATTTTATCTTTTGCCTCCAGCAGAATCTCATACTTTTCTTTCGCCCAGCTTGCGAGGCTTTTTTCTGTTTTTTGCGCCTGCTTGTCAAACTGAGTTACTGTACTATTAGCTTTCTTCGCCGCACTGTTCGCACCGTCTGCTGCTTTTTCCATCTTTTCAAAATTCTTCGTGACATTTGAAAGCTCCGGATCCGTATTGTCAATCGTCTCAATAGGTATCTCAATTCTGAGTGTTTCAGCCATTATCATCTCCTCCTTTCGTCCGTGATTCAAGGGTAATTCTCATTGATGCAAGCATAAATGCCTGCACGCCTCTCGGCTTTTCGTAAAATTCATCCGGGGTTATGCCTGTTGTCTGGAAAATGTGATGCAACAGGCAGGTCTTACCCCCGGCATTGATTAGTTTTTTGCTACTTCCTCTAAGTTGGCTTCGTAACCGCTGAGCTTGTCGATTGCTTCAAGAATCTTGTCTTTCTCACCGGCTTTCAGCGTATATTCAATAACATCCAAACCATTCATAATCTGGAAGTCCTTGTTGTTGAGTGCAGTCCATACCTTGCGGTTATCCCACAATTTTTCTCTGTCCTCTTCGATGGTTGCCTGGTAAATGATTGCTGACTGGTACTTGATTCGGTCTGTATCTTCCGGCATCTTCATACCGAGCTGCTTATTACGCACATACTTGGTGTGCTTCTTTTTGCACTTCTCGTATTCCTCAGAACCTAAAGGTCTGATGCTGAACGCGAACAGTAACGTGCCGTTTCTGACAATCTCAATTCGCTGTCTCTCGCTTTCGTCTCTGCCGAAATCTGCAGCCTCGATCAATCCCTGGATAAAATCCTCTTCATTCGCTCTTACCAGCTCCTTTGTTTCCTCCGGAGTTGTGCTAACCTCTCTTACTTCCTGTTCGGTGTTCTTTGTTTCCTCTTTGCTCTCGCCGATTACTACACCTTTTTCAAAATTTTTTTCCATTTTGTTTTTCCTCCAATTCTGAATAATAAAAGGGAGGCATTTTCAGCCTCCCACCATGTTAAAGTGCTATTTTATTAACCTCTGTCAACGCTGAGTAATGACTGCAGCTTAGGCGGTCTGTTGACAAAGAAGTTCCAGTTACGCTTAATTACATCTCCGACTGCGACATTCTGGATGTCAACCTGTCCGGAAGGAATGCAATCTCTGTAAACAACACGTTCCTCGGAATTGTTTCTTCCGAGAAGTGTTCCCTGGAAGTCCCATGTAGGCATAACCTGCGTTTCAAGTGCCGTCATGAGTTCCTGGATGAAACGATCATCTTCTACGACAACCTGGCTCATTGTGAGACTTACTGCAAATGTGTTTGCCGTCTCATGCTCCTGTGCATCTCCGAGTACGCTGTACTTCGCATTGTTCCAGTTCACATTGGATGTAAACTGTTCTACTGTTGCAAGCAGCACACCGTCCTTATCGTAAAATGCGCCATCTTTACCGGTTCTTGCGTGTCTGGAATCACCGGCTGCCTGTGGATTTCTCATATTCCGCTACCTCCTATTCTTCAATCGTGCTGAAACGGAACAGGAATGTCAGATAGATGTGTTCCATCGAATCCTTATCGATTACATCAATATCAAACCATGCGCTGTCTCCGTCAGCTGTGTATGCGCTACTCTCAGTTACCTTGCAGGACACCAGCTTGCTCTCTTCTACCATTGAGTCTCCTACTCCCTGGATTTGGCTGATTACGGTTGCTCTGCCGTTTGTGTCATTGTCAACCTTGCCGACCAAATCATCGGTTGTGGTGTTGATACGTCTGATAAGCTCGAAACGTGTCTTAACCCTTCTGATTTTCTTCCAGCCGTCGTCCTGGTTGTCCGCAGGAGTGATAAGCGTGTTGATTGCATTATCAATCCATACCTGCTTTGCCTTGTTGTAACTAAGAACAATGCAGCCTTTCTTTTCTGCCGCAATCATCTCAGTATTTGTGAGCTTTTCCTTAATCTCAGAAAAACCACTGATTACTGTATGCGTTAATGACGAATTGGACGCTACCGCCCCGATCATACCTGCAATACGTGCCGCCGTCTGATAGCCGTCGATTTCAGTACCCTGCTCGTCAACATGAGCATTCAGCACGTAGTTCATCTTTTCGTCATTGAATGACGCTGCGTGGGCCATTCTCACATCCAGATCAACCGTATGCTTCTCTGCTACGACCGCCTGTGTAAGCGAACCGGCATCGAAAATACGGCTCATGAAGGACTGCAGCAACAGATGTACTGCCGTTTCCTCTGTGTCGAGGCAGATTGTGTTGAACTCATAAGGCTCTACCTGTGCAAAAGCATTTGAATAATCTCCGTTTGTGACCTGTGGATTGGTTCCCTTTGTAAAAGGACTCTGGGAAACTACCGCCAGCACCTTGCTGTCAGAACCAGCCTTTACTTCTGCCTTGAAATTCTTTGATGCTGCAAGAGCATCTGCGAGAGCCTTTGCCTCTCCTTCTCCTGCGTTGAACTCAACCTTTTCAAATTCGGTTGTTCCGGCATAAAAAATGCACTCCTTCAAAGCTGAATCCGACAGTTTCTCACGGATTGTAACCGTAAAGTCCTTATCTCCCGGATATTTCGCTGTGACTGTGAGTGCATCTTCTCCGTCTACATCCTCTAATGAAATTGTTCCCTGCGTTCCTCCGTTTCCTAAACGGCAGGCGATAATGGTTTTTGCACCACCCGCGATCGCCTCTTTGATTGCATCTGTGGTAAGTCCTGTTCCGAAAATCTTCTCGTAACCATCACTCGCATCCATCTCGACCGCTGTATTAAGTGGTCCGAAATCTGCCTGGAAGATTACTGCCGTTACTCCATTCATAACACTTGCGGATGAATTGCCGCCTTTCTTCTGAATGTTGAAGTAGGAACCAGGACGTACCTTTGTTTCTCCTAAGATAAACGTACCAGCCATTTATTTGACCTCCTTCTTTAAGAATTTTTCTACAATTACCTTTGCCTCGGAAACCGTGTACTGCGATTTCCCATCAACTTTGAGTGCGGCCACAACGCACTCCTGTCTGGTGCCAAAGATTTTTCTTGCATTGGCTGCAAGCTCTTTGATTGAATACACAGACTCTTTCTGAACTTTCTGCTCAGACTTTGGTGCCTCAGCAGGTGTTTCCGCTGTCTCTGCAACTGTGGCAGACTTTGTTGTTTCTCTTGCCATTGTGTACCTCCTTAGTTATATTTGACCTGGGCCGACTGCAATGTATGAGGTTTTGCCCTATACCTCAGCAACCCATAATGACCTGTTACGAAAATCTGACCGTCTTTCAGATAGTCAGACTTATAATTTGCCTGCAGACGCTTGATAAACATTGGCGAATAGTCCAGCATGATAATTTCCCCGTCCAGCGACATACTGTTTGCAATGGCCGCAGCCATCTTCATCCTTATTGCACTATCCGGACATAAAATATGGACGGCAATTCTGCCATCCATCCATGCTACCGTATTCGTTTCCTCTGCCTTATCAGCTGATATAAGTCTGCAGTATATCACCGGTCGTTCTGCCGTTGCCTCTGTTATTTCCTCCATTCTGTCGTACCCCATAATCAAGCACTCCGGGTAAATACCCTTTATGTACTTGTTTACTGCCATTACCGGGTCCGGATCCGATGTTTCCTGTGACGGATATTCCAGTATGTCGAATCGTACTTCACTTCCGATTGTCACATCACCTTTCTTCTCGTCTATGCTGAACGCATCTGTCCTCGCCCATGTGAAGCAGTACGGGGTTCCGCTGTCTGGTTTCAATATGACATCACGCAGGCAACCCTTAATGATTGGTTCAATATCTTCCGGTATAACCTCTGTCGTATTCTGGCAAAGCAATGATACCGATAATGTACCTGCACTATGTCTTTCCTCATTCGCCTGTAAATCAAAATTGTAAACCACCTTCGGATAGTGCGTATTGCCGCCCCACCCTTCCTGGTTTTCATCCGGGGATTCCGGACTAAAAACAGCAGGCATATCATTAAATACCGCAAGGTGTTTTGAAAGCTCCTCGCAGCTGACAAACCTCTTATAAATCAGTTCCTCCAGCTTCATTATCTCCCTCAACTCCTTCCGTTTCCTGCTGTTCTACGTCTGCTTCTATGCCATACTCATTTATTTCTGACATATCCACAGACCATCTGATTTCCCATTGTCCGGATATTGCTTCGGAAACAGGAATCCTAAAATGATTTGTTACATTGCCGATACCCGGATGATACTGCACGACAAGTTCCTTTTCGGTTGCCACCGTAACAAATCCGGCTTTTCCTTCGTTCCACGTGTAATGCTTGCCCCAGAGTAAATCTCCGCGCTTAATCTGCGTTAAATCGAAGGATGCCACCGGCTGTTCAATTACCAGTGCCATTTATCTACCTCCTACGTGTATGGTTCACTATAAATTCTCTTAATTTCCGGCTCTGCCTCTTCCTTGATTTTCTCCGTGAATGGTCTCGCCGCCATTTTGGATGTTCCGTTTTCGAGATAGCTTGCATACGGCTCCTGGCTTTCCAGCTCTGCTATAATAGCAACTCCTCCACCGGAAGAATTTTCGCTTTTCACCTGTCCGTTCCAGTGCATACGAAGATTTCCTGTACGTCTGGCCGGTGGTTCGCCTGGTGCCGATGCTGTGTAAGTTGCCTTACTGTACAGTTTTCTGTAGACCTTGCCGCTACGTTGTCCTTTCAATACCTCTAACTCTGCGTTTCTTATGGCATTTACTGCCCTTACACCTCTGGAAACTACCTTCCTGTTGATGTTTGTTACCTGGTCCTTTACAGTTGCCCGGATAGCACTACCAGCACTACCGGCTTTTCCGTCTACCCATAATTTCACTTTACATCCTTCCTTTCCTCTGCGTAGTAAATGGTCGATATGCCAAGTGTTCCGCAATCGTCTATGTCAACAATGTAAAATGCTCGGTTTCCAAGAATCAGCTTATCTCCACGCTTTGCCTTTGGACTTCCGGACTGCACAATGGTATGAGTAACAATGTGGTCCTTCTGGCTGTGATTCTGCCTTTCCTCGTCTGTGGCATCTGCAAGACACCCTCTGAGTGTTTCTGTACCGCTTCCAGAGTGGTTGTTTGCCACTCTTCCACTACTCATAACCACCTGTGCTTTATTCTCCACGATAAAATCTTTGAACAGGTTCCCCGGCCTTAAATACATCATTCTCGTATTTATCATCCGTTCCTCGCCCTTTCGTTCTCCTGCATACCGGTATAAAAATACGGAGGCTTGTTATGCACTCCGTTACCGAACTTAGGCACATGACACGACTCTGCAGAAATCTCCTTTTTCAGATTTTCATAATCCTTTCTCCAAAGTTCTGCTCTGTCCTGCAATGATAAGCTGAGAGGTCCAGTCTTTGTATCTACCTCATAAGCAAAACGGCGGCAGAGACTTTCCAGTAACATGAGCTTTGCCCTGTTCCATGACTTCGGATATGTCTCTATTGCCGCCTGTATTTCTTCATCGGTCAATGCTGTTGTATCTGGTCCACCTTCTACCATTGTGTCGCCAAGTTCAAACCTCATGCGATCCTTTCCTAACTCCTTGACGTTTCCCGGCTCATACGTGTATGCACCTTTCGCCATTAGGTATCAGCTCCCTCTTTATTAGTGCCTGTGGTTGCGTTACCGCCTGTGGATTCGTTTGTTTTGCCGTTTGTGGAGAATAAGTTATCTGCCTGCTTTTTTGCCGCTTCTTTGATGGTCTTTCTACTGTCTGCAGCGTGAAGCATGATTAACACATTCTCAGATTGAACCTCGGCTATTGCTTTCGGCCCTTCGTCTGTATTCATCTGCATAATAGAAAACACCTGCTGGATTTCATCCGGTGTTGCAGGAATAACAGTTATCTGCTCATTTTCTCCATCGGACTCGCCTTTGAGTGAAATCTGAACAGTTCCTTCAAACGCTCCCGGCTCAGTTTCCTTTAATTCCGCTACTGCCTGTTGCAACTCTTCATGTTTCTGCTGCATTTCAGCAACAGCCTCACTTATCATGCTGTCAACCTGTTCCTGGGTAAACATTCCGGTCTGATTGTCTGCAGGTTTCTGTGCCGCAGTTCCATCAAGCTCCGTAATGTAACCATTCCTTTTCAGCTTGGAACCTCTTTCCGGAAGAATAACTCCATCCGGGATGATGTTTCCCGGATAGAATGTTTTTCCTCCTGCAGTAAGCTGTTTCTCACATAAATACTGCATATTGATACCTCCTTACACACATTTCTTCATGTAGCAAGCAAGATCATCACAAGTCTTTCTCATATCTGTAGAAATCAGACCTTCCATGAACTCTGAATGTGTTCCAGGTTCGCCCTCGAATGTATCAGTAGCCATGTAATTTCCATTACCCAGCATATCCCATGTGAAGATATATCCGGCAGATGGCTCGTCGATTCTCGGACTTGGTGTTGTGTATGATAACAAAGCTCCGTCCGGCTCACAGATAAACTGCATATCGTCAGCCTGTCCTTCCTCTGCAGCATTGTAGGTCGCATCAAGAACCTTAACTTCATCTACTCCGAAAAGCTCTGCCAGAACTCTCTCGTTGACCTTTGCAGGATTTGCGGTACCGCCGGTGTATTTTACACGCTCCAGCAAGTCCGGATGTTCCTTTAATGCGTTGAACGTATCATATCCGAGTGTCAGCTTATTCGGCATTCTTCTACCGTCGAGCTTAATCTGACGCTTTCTTGCATCAAAGAACTTAATCGGATCAGAATTTGCATCTGAGAACTTAATAAACTGGCTACCGCCTACTGCTCCGCCAGACTGTACTCCTTCAAACTCATTCGCCCACACACCGGTCTTGAAGAAATTCTCAGCAAACATAATATCCAAATGGAGTAACTGCTGGTCTACTACAAAGCGGTTTTTCGCTCTCTTCGGATCGATAGATGCAGGTACGTTAGCACGCTGGTAGTTTACCGCACCAATCTGGTCGATACCAACGATAATCTGGTCTACCTCACATCTGTATGTCTGGTCTGTGTGTCCCATCTGTGCAGGAGTTACCTTGCCAAACTTAGGCTTTCTCTGCACATTGTCTCTTGCAAGGTCGCCCTTGTTGAAAACATAATAAAATCCGGTGGAAAAATCTACCGGACAAATAGGGAAAATGCTTGTTGCTACATAATCGCTGGCATTTGAAAAGAACGCCATACTCATATTTGTTAAATAGCGGTTAGGCTTCCAGCCTTTCGCAATACGTGCCATCAATTCTCCGGCATTTCCTACTTCTCTTCCTGTACTCATTGATTAGTTACCTCCTTCTGCTACTGCCGCAGGCTTGTAACCCGCGTTGATAATCTGTACCTTAACCCATGTACCAGCTTCAGCGGCATTGTTGAGTGCTACAGCGATGATGTAGTCACCTTCTTTTGCCGCTACCGCTTTTCCTTCTGCATCTGTTGCAAGTTCTGTACCGGCTGTAATTTCCTCACCAGCTACCCACTTGCCGATGTCCTTGATCTGAATATCTACATCTGTTCCTGCCTCTACGGCTTCATCTGTCTCAATGAGAGTAAGACCGATTACATGAGTTCCTGCGGCCGGCTTTACAACGGCACCGTTCTTGACTGCTACCGCAATGCCACGTGCGTTTGTAAGCTCTTCTCCAGCAGGTAACACGATTGTCGGACTCTCGTTAATGCTGATTCCGAAATAAGTTGCTGCTCCCATCTCTTAATCCTCCTTCTCACATCTTGCTGCAAGCTCAGGATTTGTTACAAACACTTCATCAAGTGCCTGTGCCTTTGATAATCCTGCCTTAGACTTCATAAGTTCAACTGCCTTTGCATCAGCCTCGGCCCATGCGGAACCATCTGAGGTACCACTTCCATGACCGGATTTTCCAATCTCTGAAAATACTCCGGACTTTTCAACGGCATCTACTGCCTGGTCGAGAACTGCGATCATGTCATTGTAAGCTGTGCCGCCTGCCGATTTAAGGCTCTTGAACAGAGGTACCAGTTCCTCTTTCTTCTTGCCAATGACCTCGTATTTTTTAGCGACATCTTCAAGTTCTCTGTCCTCTGCAGCCTGCTTAAACTTCTTTAACTCTTCAAGCTCTGCGGCTACTGCCGGATGCAGTCCCTTGTAGATATTGTCCGATTCCTGTACTGCAGGTGTTTCCTCTGCCTTAGGTGCGGACTTGGTTACTGTTGGTACCTCTGCTGTCTGTGGTGCTGCAGGCTCATTAACGGAAGGGTTATCTCCTTCCTCTGTACCACAGCGCTTTTCGATGCTCTCCAGAAAAGCTCTCTCCGCATCTGTTAATTTACTCTTGTCAATCTTCATTTCCTCTTCGTCTCCTTTCGAGTTTTCTTTGTTGTCTGGTCCATCTTCCTTGTCTTTGGATTTCTCCTTTGGCTTTTTGGTACCTCCGCAGGCTTTTTCGATTGATTCATTCAGTCTTTCAACTGCTGACTTCATAATCTCCAGTTCTGCTTCTGATACCTCGTCGTCTTTCTTTGCAATGCTGGCCGCCTTGCCGCTGGACCATTTTGTGATTGACTCCTGCACTACTGCGTGAAACTCGTCAAGACTTTCCTGCATTGCTGTTGCTGCACTGGTACTATCCAGCTCTTCATCGTTCAGAATCGAACAAAGAGAAGATTGCAGTGCATAGCATATATCCCAAATCTCGTCAGCGATCTTCCGGTTCTTTGCCTCATTGAATTTCTCGTTGAAGCTCACGGAATCGCCTTTCTGGATTTCCTCCATTGCACTGTCGATTTCGTCCTGGTTCATTCCTGCCGCTTTTCCGATAAAACCGAATAGCTTTTTCATGATGTTTCCAGTCCCTTTCTCGCTGTTCTCTCCTTCTGACTGCCCTTCACCATTTCTGCGTTTAATCATTCTGATGTGAGCGTCCGGATTGGCACCTTCGTCCACAAAATCTACTTTCTTGATTTTGAGGTTTTTCAATTTTGTTGCCACTTTGCCTCCTCCTTTCTGTGGATTTATAAAACAAAAAACACCTGTTTCCAGATGCTCCTTGAATTATCGTGAAATAATGCTCTACCTATGCCCTTTTTACGGCTTCAAAGGTATATTTATATGGTTGAGGACTCTGAAAAACTCAATACACCCCGATTTTACAGGTCGTTTTCGTCCTTTACCTCTACTCTCTCGGCTTCTCCCTCTATGGAAAACATAGGGTAGGTTCCGTCTTTGACTTTTTCCCATACATCCGGATCAGTTACTTTGAATCCAATCCACCAGCCTACCGGGAGTGTTCCCACCGGTATTCCGATTGCTTTCATCTTCTCTTCTGTGAATACCACGCTTTCGATAAGGACGGCTGCACCGCCTCTTTCGTGCATTTCTCCACCTTCACGGTACAGTAACACGTAATTGTAAGCTGCATTCTCCAGTTCTTCCGGTTCTACAATGTCTTTCTGCCAGTCCTCAATAAGTTCTCCGTCAACTCTCATAGAAACGCTCGCCCATCCAAATGCAAGCATTTTTTCATCATCGGATTTCATAATCTTAAACCGGCCCTTGATTACATTGTTGCCGTTGTCCTTAACCGGCTCTGCACTCTTTACTATCAAATCAGAAAATTTCTTCACTTCCTCACTTCCTTCCGCTGTATGGTCTTTCCTCAATATACTCGATTGCACAGGCACATCTCGGATGCGCTGGCGGTAACATATGCTGTCCCTTGAATAGTAGCTTGCCGCCTATGTTGAAATCTTCATCCATAGACACCTCTGTACCTTCAAGGGAGTTACACAAATCACACACTCCATCATCACCGGATGTACTCCATCGTTTTTTCATAACTCCCAGGTACCCTTCTGCCTGTGCCTGTCGTATTCCTTCGTCTGCACCACGGTTATATGCAAAGGCATTTTCGGTCTGAGCTATTGACATTGCCCTTTCCCTATGCTGCCTCTCTGCATATTTCTGTGCGGCATCCAATGCCTTTTTCTGGATGCTTTCCGGTTTCATTCTCGGATGCTCTTTTCTGAGATTAGCCACTATATTGTCATAGTATCTGGCATTTGCCTTTGCCTGCCCTTCTGTCAGTCCGATACATGGTCGAATCATCCTTGCAAGCTCGTCAACCGTGTGGCTCTCTCTCATTTTCTTCGTCAGAAGTGCTGCAATAGCGTCTTTCTGTTCCTGGGTGCAGACTGTAACAAATTCAGCACCTCTCTCACTGATCCAACTAAGGATGCCGGGTGTCTGGGTGTTAAACTCAAAAACAAGACCGTCAAGGATTGGTTGCCCTGTCGGTCCTGCTGCTATTGCATTTTTCCATATATCGTTAAAGTGGTTTGCCACGAGTACCGAATAGTCCTGCGACCAAAGCCTCAATGTTTCCTGGCTTATGGTTCCGTCCGCAACCGCCTGTCTTAACTCTTGGTATGTGATAGCGTCCTGCTGGTCTTTCCAAAAGCCACATAATATTTTTGCAGGCTCGTCGCAGTTTTCATCCAGGAACTCCCTAAGTCGTCGTAGGACTTCTTGACTGTTCTTGGTCTTTACCTTTCGTACCCGCTTTGCCGGTATGATTCGTATTGCCATTAGCCACGCCCCTTCCTAACCGCTTTTTAGCCTCTTCCACCTTTTCGTCCGGTATTTCTCCACCTTCCTCATTTGGTTCGGTGCCTGCGGCTGTTTCCGGTTCTGGTGGCTGATTCTGTTCCTGCTGTTCCTGTCTCTTGCGGTCAATATCTCTCGTATCTTCTGTTCTGTCCGGAAGGTGTCCGACCTGTCTTACATAGTCCTCCAATCCATCATCCGGAACCAGAACACCAATGCCTGTCATATCCTTTATGAACGCAGATACCTTCGTGATGTCAGCATCCTCAATATCTCCGTGTGTCATTTTCGGATAATCGGTAATTCCCGCAAAATGCTGTCCGTTAATATCAATCAGTGCCGGTATTCCCTGCCTGTTGAACGTCTCGCATATAATGTCAAGAAAAGCACCTGTTGCCAGGGCAAACAATTCGGTCTTATCTGAACTTAATGCCCAGCTACCTGTCTGCTGATGCCCTAAGAAAATAAAATCCGCTAATACCGTCATTGCTATTCTGGTATCGTAGCGGTTTATGATTGCGTTGGTGTCAAATTGTCTTGTACCTCCGGAACTCAGAAGATCCAGTTCATATCCATACGGCAAAACAACACCCTCCAATTCATCACGGCGGATGCTCTTAACCATATTCTCCATTCCGACTCTGGCCTTTACATTTGCCTCCAGGGTATCATCCCACAAATCCAATCCTTCCGGTCCGTGCATTACAGGCAGTCCGGCTAAATCTCTTTCAATGCCGATTCCTTCAATCTCCTGTATTCTTCTCTTGAAATACCATGAACGATAGGCATTTCTCAGAATACTTCTACCTTCCGGATTGTTCTTCCTGCTCTTTGTACGGAACAGTAGTGCTTTCTCAATCGGAATCGTAACCATCTTGTAGTCTGGCGGTGGCAACTGAGTCATTCCCATAAGGTTGTCCTCGTCGTCATACTCCCATTGATACAATGTTTCCTGCGCTCTTATCGGCAATTTCTTCCACCCTATCAGTCCATCATTGTATTTACTCCTGGTTCTCGGATCCTTCGTGTTACCCATTCGACGCTTATACACAATCTCATGGAAACTCCACCCATAAGTGAGGAAGGACAGGATTTCTGAAATCGTATCAATCCAGGTTTCCTGCATATCATTCATACAGCTTTGAACAAACTCTGCTGCCTCTTTGTCTTTTGCAGTATCTCCACCCGGTTCAATATTCCAGTCGGTCTGCCTTACCAGCATCTCAATAGCAAAAAGGATAGCGCCCACAACATCGTCATTCTCTGACATTTCCCTGTAGACCTCTATCCCTCGTTTGCCTCTTAACTCATGCAGGAACTCTTCGTATATCGTTCCTCCGTATCGTCGCTGTCCTATGCGACCGATTTCTTTATTGTCAGCCATCTGTTCTCACCTCACTTCCAATAGCTGCTCTTTCCTAAACTGCTTTCTGCAGGTGGCGGCGAGTATGTTCCACCACTCTCAATTTCTGTAAACGCAGAACTGCTTGCGTCTACCATATCCTTGAAATCCGACTGAGGGAAATTCTCCATCTGGTTGAAATACTCCTCATTCCACGGAGCGATAAGGACATCTACATTTCCTTTATCCATTCCTTCAAGTCCAAGCCACTGTGCCGAAAACGGCTCTGCTCTTGTAACCTTATCTCCGGATTCCTGTAATATCTTTACAGTAAATCCGGCAAGGAATTTCAAGAAACTCTGTGCCTGTGCTTTGCCTGCCTGTCCCGGATCCTGCGGAAGTCTTGTAGTAACCTTTCCGTATTTTGCCCTGTCTGCCATGCAGGTCATTTTGATAAGCTCACGAACCTCTGCCGAATCAAGACGCTTGTTGATAACGTCTGCGACTATATACCGGCCATTCTTTCGTTTTCCTATCAGCACTCCTGCCGTGTATGCCGGTTTTCCATTCTCGTCCTCCGAGGTTGCTGCTAAGTCCCAGCCTCTCGCCCACAAAATAACATCCGTAGGCAAGTCCTCCAGCATATTGACCTTTGTTCTCTTGAACATAAGTCCTGCAGCGGCCTTAATCTTCCAGTTACCTTTCAGCAGACGTTCTCTTTCTACGAGTGCCAATGCCTGCAAGTTCGCCAAATAGCTCGGATCGTTCTTCATCAGAATTTTATTATCCTGCAGCGTACTCGCTATGAAGGTAACGCTCTTTGGCATTGTCTCGGCCTCTTCCCGTTTCATTCCGGTTGCGACAGCTGCTTCAACTGCCTCCTGTCTGGTATCAAACCAACTGATAACCTCATTCAGTCGTACCATCCATCTGATTTTTCCGGAGCGTTCCAGTATCGGATAGCCGGTTTCTTGGTCTACCCACCACTTTATGAACTCTGCCACCCATGAATCTGCGTCCGGGTTGCAAGTTGCCCTAATGTACGGAACAACACCGGAGTCTGTTCTGTTTCGTGACAGCATATAAAAGAACTGGTACTCTGAGAAGTGCGTCAGCTCGTCAAAACCTATCATGGTTATCTGAGAACCCTGCCAACCTTCGCAATCATCATCACTTCCAAGATGTGCGAAATTGACCGATGCGCCGCTTGGGAAGGTCCAATGTAGTTTTGGTGTCTTTAACGGATAAGAACCTTTCACGTAGCGGTAAATCTTTCTACTGCTGTCCCATAAGCCTCCTGGAGCTGTGACCTGCGTATAATCTCTTCGGAATATAACCGCATTGAAATCCTTGTTGTTCTTATGTCTCAAAGGTTCCAAAAGCAGTCCGAATGTCTTTCCTCCACCGGCGGCTCCTCCGTAAACGCAAACATCAGCTGACGTTGCCAGGAACATTTCCTGCGGACCTTTCTGTGGTGCCAGGATGATTTTAGCCATTACTATCACCATCCCTTCCGTTGTCCGGCAAGTAAATCTGAACATCATCCTCCACCTGGTCTGAAATAGGCTCTGGTCTATCCTGCCAGCGGTCTCTCTGCCTGTTCTTTAACCAGAAGCACTGTGCCGCCACACTTGGCTGAACGTGCTTTGTGGTCTTTTCTACTCTTACCGGCTTTACACTTCCGTCCGTGTCGTACTCGACTATTCTCTTTTCCTCTGTGTACTCATACCCTGTTGCCATCTGGTACAGGCTTCTGATTACCTTTGCATCTGATACTCCCTTACCCTCTGCTAATGCTTTGCCAAATGACTCGTGTTCTTTGGCCCAGCGGAGAATGGTACGCTTTGAGACACCCATTGCATCGGCTATCTCTTCGTTGGTGGCACCCATTGCTGCCAAAGACCACGCCCAGTCATCGTGGTATAGGGCATTATATTTTGGCTGTGCCGCCATAAATAAAATTACCTGCCGCCGAGATAATCAGCACACAGGTATTCAATAAGCTGCCACCGATTCTTGCTCGTAATGGCACCTTCTTTCTCCGCTTTTTTGATTGCCTGCTGGATCACCTTTGCAGACTCTCCAGGTACCGCACTGCTACCGAACAGCTTTGCCAAGTAGGTCCAGTCCTCGTCCTCGTTAAAACCGACTTCATCCATTTTCTCGTTGGCAGTCTGTATCATGGAATGAATAGCAGCGCCAACATTTCGGATGTCTGTAAACTTCTGGTACTTACTGAGTGTTTCCACAAAGCTCTTGCACTGTTCGTATGGAGCCACACCTACAATATCCGGTGCGCTTACTTCCAAGTTCTTAATGAGAGCGTTCATATCCTCTACCTGGTGCGGCAGGAATGAAAACGTCACATTCTTAAAATCAAACTGAATTGCCGGGGACATCATCTTGTCGTACTGCTCCAATGGCTCTTCCATGATGTCCTTGCCGATGAAGCTCTCGATCATATCATCTACATCACTTATCATCTTGACGATTTCTCTCAAAGTGCTATCGTCGTCAAAACCGGAGATTGCATTGTGTGCAAGCTGCTTTGCCGCTATCTGGCTTCGTGACAACCCGGAGGTATCTATAATGGCAAATATCTCTTTCATTCCCGCGGCTCTTGCACTCTTTATTCTGTGATGCCCGGAAACAATCTCCAGCTTTTCGTCCTTTAAGACTAAAAAAGGCAGGCTCTCTAATTGACCTCGCTTCATGATGTTTGCGGTCAACTGGTCCTGCATTTCATTCTTCATTATTCTGGCATTGATGTCCTGCTCCTTGACCTTATCAATCTGGACCTTTGCAATCACCAAGCCGGAACCCATATCACATACTATTTCGCATCCTTCGATTTGGATGCTTTCGCTCTGTTCTCCTGCCATTGTTTCTCCTTTCTCAACCATTCGGCCAATGTCTGCTGTTCTGTTCTTCCCTCAACCAGTTCAGCCTCATATGTCAGCTTGTAACCATTCTGTTTATCCGGTGCTCTGTTTACCAGCTTCATAATGCCTCGTACCTCTTTGTTTTCCGGGTACTTGGTAAGCATTGCCGTCCGCATCTTTGTAACCTTTTCCTTCTCGATATTATCAAGTAGGGAATCTACAAAGGCTCTGTTCTGTGCCAGCATATAGCACAACCTTCCTATGCGGTACTTCTCATGCGGTACCTTCATCACATACCACACGAATACGGAATCTGCAGCCATCTTCGATATGCCGAATACTCCGGCCACATATCCATCAATCAGCAATGCCCTGTTGTATGTTGCTGATGAACCCACAAAGTTATGAGTCCACAACTCTCTGTAATACTGTGCCTGTGCAGCCTTTACCGGAATGACCTGTACCTTGCTGTCCTCTTTGATTTCATAATCTCTCGGTAGCATACTGCAGTCTAAAGGCTCCAGCTTACTTTCATTCGGACGCTTTATCTTCTTTCCGTTTGCAAGTGCCGTAGCCTCTTCCTCTCGGTTGGTCGTGATGTATGCGTTCAAATCTGCCCTTGTACCGGACCTTGCATATATCGTATATCCGACTGCTTCTCCTACTTTCTTTTCCTGATAACAAATAACCAGCGCCTTTGCGTCCATGCACATATCGTAAAAATCCTTGTGTCCTGTCTCCGGATCAAACAGCTTGTACTCCGGTTCCTTCCAGGTCATTTTCCCCTGTGTGTCATAGAACTTCTCATATCCGGAAAAATACGTCGGAGGGTTTGCTATAACCAAAGCGTGCGGATCATCCAGCACCTCTTTCAGATGCTCCCACATATCCAATGGTCTGTAACTCATACCATGCAGGAGTTTTCTGATTGACTCTATCTGCCGGTTGATACTGTCTATATGCTCCTGTCTCCTTAACCGTAGGTCTGTTAGCATCTGGTAGTAATAATCATTGCCAGCGTTCTTTGATGTTCTGAGGTACAACTGTGCGTACAATGCCGTTGCCGGGTCCAGAAGCTCCGAATCTTCAAAGCCTTGTGCATGGATTTCAAGTGGCTCTAACGACTGCCCTGTAATCGCATACCCAAGCACAGTAGACATCATATTGACATCGCTCGTTTCAATCTGTTCCGGCTTAAACCCATTCTGTACCGCCAGGTTTGCCATAGCAAATGTTCCTGCACATGGTTCTACAAACCTGGTATATCCGGACTTTGCTGCAGTTTCAATCAGCTTTACAAGAAATCTCTGCTCTGATGTTCCCAGACATCCTAAGAACATAGCACCCGGATTCATAAAAAATGCCATTTGCCTGTCACTCCTTCCCTTGTTTTGTGAAAACTATACAAAAAGCTGGGGTGGTTCCGGGATATAACCCCGTGGATTTTTGATACCCACCTCAGCATATTGCACAAAATCAACGTCCAAATAGATGCGACAACCGCCACTTGATAACTACCCATATCTGCCGTAGATACGGATGCCTCTCTTTATACATTGTGTCACCTCCTACTCAGACGCATAAAAAAGGCACCGTACCCTCTGATACGATGCCGTTGTTTTTGGACCGGAACCCTGCGATGAACAGGAACTCTCTCATGGAATGAAAGCGTGTTGCTTACACCAGTTCCGGATGTTATGTTAAATCCCTGCCATACTGAATATGCTCATTTGCTCATAGCTGCTTTCTTCCTTTGCAGCCTCTTTGACAGGTTTCTTGTTGTCTGCCTTACTCTGTTTCTTCCCCTTTGGTGGTGTCGGATCAGTCAGCTCCTCAATAAGCTCTCCGGTGTTTTCCGCCCACCATTCTGCGAATACTGTTCTGTGGCACCAGTCCCCTGGTACTCTCACATCTTCATAGCAGAGAAGCACAAGCTCTTTGCCTTCGGCTCTTGCCTCTTCATCCATCTTCTCAACCATATCGATGATTCTGTCTGTGCCGATACCTTCCAGCTTCTCGTAATATGCAGTCTTGAATCTATCAAGCTCCATATTCAGCATATATCCTTTCGGTGCCAGCGAGTAGCACTGCTTTCTCAGCGTGTACCCAAGTGGGAACTTTGGTGTCCCAATGCTGATTCCTACCGGATAATAATTACCATTCTGTAATTCCTTATTACTGTATCTGCTTACCCATATTGCCATCTCAATCACTCCTTCTTGGTCTGATGTTCTATAGTTTAATTATACTATACAGACGGTTCTAAGTACACTGAAATAGCCTTATTTAACCGATTGTTCACATTTCTTTAGGCTCTTGGCAGGCCTCTCGACCTGCCCGCCTGCCCCGAGAGAAGAAAAACAACTGGCTCTTTTTTAGGGGTGACATATGGGTTATCGGCTGAGTACCATATTACCACTTGGTAATTCTAATGTAAACCTACTCTTTTTCTACCTACGTTTTTTATAGCCGCAGGGAGCGTTCAAAATCACATTCCCAACAGATAAACAGCCACAATTCCACAAGCTATCCCTAAGTCCTTATACACCGTCTTGTCACTTACTTTTTCTACTTCCGAAATCTCCTGCACCGAATACTGCTTTTCGTCCAGATACATCATACTAAGCTCCCTATATCGGCGCTTCGCCTCTTCACTTCCGGACTTTTCGCACTCTTCCCGGTACATTTCCGTTGCCTTTTCGATACGATAGATGCAGTATAAATCTTCCTGCCTCCTCTTCTCCGTATCTTTAATCGTCCTCTCGGACTTACTTACTGTGTCCTTTACATTTCCCATGAGGTCCTGTATAAACTTCCACCGGAGTTCAATCTGCTCTTCCTCTGTGAACTCTGCTTCATCCGACAGCGTTGCCTTTATCCTCCGGTATGAGCTTAACATCTTCTTGGTTTTCTTTACCTTGTTTTCTTCCCTTGCACGTTTCTTCTCTGCCTTTGCCTGTTCTGTCCTGTAGGTTTTCACAGCCTCTTTCCCTGCTATGGCAGCTATCTGGTTTATCTGCTCCTGCGTCAGAACGTACATAGGAATTTTGTCATTTTTCTCCGTTGCCATATTGTCGCCTCCTTGACTTTCTCGCATTTGCGAGTTATAATCTTCTCAGTCACGAGTCGTTCCGTAAAGGGGCGGCTTTTTCTTTTACCTGCGTTTTCCTCTGCCGGTGCAGGTGGCAAAGTGTGATATGTAGCCGAATCCTTCTGACCTGTCGCTGGTTGCTCTGTCTGCAGATACTACCTCGCCTTGCGGTGTTACTATTTTCTCTTTGGCTTTCTCTCCAGCATTTGGCCGTCTGTAATTTATCATGGTCGGATCAACCGGCATATTCTTTCCTGCCTTTGTCTTAACCCACATGATTTGTCTGCCACAGTATGCACACGTTCCAAACGGATTACTTGACCTCATGGTTTCTTATCCCTCCTTTCTATCCTGGCTGGGTGCAGATCATCTCTCTTTCCGTCTGCCCCATTCCTTTTATTCTGAATCTTTCTCCGCAGTCAATACATCTTATCAATTCATCGCATCCGTGCATTACGGCCATTCCGGAACACATAGGACACATTGCTTTTCTGCCAATCATATAAACGCTATGCTCTTTATCTGCCATTCTATCCGCCTCCCTCCTCAATCCTTTTCAGTTCTTCGATTGATATTAGCCTGCAATCTGGTAACATTATCAGCGGTTCTCCAAGCACTACCTTCTGACCTTCAATGTGCATCCTCGGATAGCTTACGATTACCGAACATTCCTGTGCTACCTGGTACGTGGCATCCAGTATTATCTTCCGTATTCTCTTCTGGTCTGCTGCCGGTGTTCTTTTTCCCTGGATTGCAAGTTTCTGAAATTCTTTCTGCATAGCGTCCTCTTCTTTGTAGATTCTCTCGTAAACATACAGAAAATTCCTTGCCAATCAGCTCACGCTCCTTAATCGGTATATGGAGATCCATCTTCCTTAACTCTTAATACCAGTCCTCCGTACTGTGTATAATAGTAATGCACTCCTGTCTCTGTATCTCTCCATTCTGAGCAAACTAAATTTCCATCGACACATTCCAGCTTGCCGTTTACTTCTGTATCTCCTACCGTGCTGCTTATGGACCGGCCTGTATCTGAGCATCCAGTCAAACCAGCAATTATAACAATAGCAACAGCTGTAGCAATCAATTTCTTTTTCATACCTACCTCCTGTTTGGTTTCTTAACCTTTTCAACCTCTGTCAGTCCTGGTGCCTTTACGCATTTCTTCATTCCCTCGTAAAGCTCTTTTGCTCCCGGATTGCCCTTCTCCACTTCATCTGCAAGGTGCCGCAGGACCAATACTATCAGTCCCGCGTCTGCCTTTGCGTATGGAGAAATGGCATTTATCACTTTTTCCGAGTAGTGCTGCAGACCTCTCTCTATCAGCTTCATAGCCTCCGGTGTCTTTCCCTCTGCTATCAGCTTATTTCCTCTGTCTACATAACTGCTCATTCTCTCTTTTCCAAATGCCATAACTGCCTCCTATTCCTCTGAATTATCCTCCGGATCATCATATCCGTAGCCATCGTCTGCGTTATCTTCTCCCAGAAGCTCTTCCGTAATATCCTCCAGTCCTTCTCCCGGTTCTCCGCTTTCTTCGCTGTTCTGTTCCTCTTCTACTTCTCGGAACTCACCATCGATTACTTCACCTTCCTTCTGAGGACCAGGTAATGCAGGAATATCTCCACCTTCAATAGCAGTACCTTCGATAACTCCATCATCCTCATTTTCATCTTTCTTCTGGAAATCAGCGTCAAAGATGCTTCTTTGCTGGGTGTTCGCAATCGGAACCATTACATAAGAACCGGTCTCCTTGTCAAAGATACATTCCATCTCATTATTGAGACTTCCGGATTTCTCGTCGCTGATTTTAACTGCAGATGTTACCTTGTGCTTAAACTGAGGCTTGCTTACCTCTCTTGTCTCACCTTTTACATCCGGATCATAATTCGGGATAAACTCCTTAATCATCGTAATATCGATTTTCAGCGTCATTGTTCCCTCGTTACTGCCTTTCTCTTCCATGTTGCCAATCAATCTCTGCAGAACAAAGGTCATATCCCTTTTCATATCCTCGAAGGTGTCACTGTCAAAGTCCAGCTTCTTTTCAAATTCGTTATCCATTCCTAAATCCTCCCGTATTCAATCTTGTTTTCTTTCATGTAGTTAATCAGACCTTCCAACTGCTCCCTGGTTCCCACGGCACAGAATCTCGTTCTGAAACGCTTTGCCTCTTCCGGCTTCGGTGCAAACGGATCAACTGCAGCATCAAATGCCTGTCGCTCAATACTCTGGATGGCTTTACCCATTGGAGATGCAGGTTTCGTCACGCTTTCCTGCGTTTCTGCTACGTTTTCGCCGTCTTTGATAACATTTTCCGGTGTTTCAGTAACAATATTGCCCTGTTCCATCACAGGCTCCTGCCACTCCTTCTTTTCTGCCTCTGCTGCCTTTGCTTTCTCTGCCGCCTGTCTCTCAGCTTCTAAACGCTCCTCCTCGGCTTTTCTCTTTTCCTCTTCCTTGCGTTTCTTCTCAGCCTCTAACTTCTCTTCGAGGTCAGACAACCTCTTGTTTTCTGCCAGCGCTTTGCTGAGGTCCATAGTCTTGATATACACATCTTTTGCGTTCAGCTTATATTTGCTATCCAGACTGTCGATTGTCTCTAAGTCTGTACGCACCTTCTTGATCTTCTCTCTTACCTCTTCCTGTGCGGTACCCAGCTTGTAGGTCTTATTGAGGTACCGGATGTCAAATACCTGCTCAAAAGGAAGAACCTCGGCCAAATCTCCGATTTCTTCATCGTACACCGCCTTAATACTTGCTTTCTTCTCTTCCTTCTGCTTGTCCTCAAAATCCTTAATCTGCTTATCAATCATTCCTACAGGCTTCTGGATAAGTGCAAGTATCTCTTTCAGTTCTTTCTCAAAGGTATCATAAGGCTCGTTGATTTTCTTCTTAACCTCTTTTCTTCTGTCCTCAATAGCCTTAGTCAGCTTATTCAGCTCTGCTCTGTCATTCTTTGCCTGCTGCATATTCTCTTCTGTGTAAACCACATTCTCGTAGTCAGCAATCTTCTGTCTTACTGCAGCCTCCAGCTCGTCCTTATTCCACTTAATCACACGAAGGAAACCATCCTCCGTAGGATTGATAAGTCGAAACTCCATACTTGCCGGTTTCTGTACCGCAACCTCATTCACCACTTCGCCCTCAACCTTTTCGGTTTCGTTTACATTCTCTGCCATTGTCATTCCTCCTATATCTCATTTGGCCCGATTACTCGGATTGTCACATCTACTCTCGGATTTTCCGAGTAGAATTTCCTTACCTGTGCATCCACGACTGCCGCATCATCATGGTATGCCACATTGTTCAAGCTATCGCAGATAACTTTCCCGATATTGTCCCAGTCCGGTTTTTTTGCCGGTCTGATTTTATGCTCCAGCATCATTTTCTGTTTCTTCTTGCTGGTGGACTTCGGTATTCCGTAATATGCGATAATTCTCACATCCAGCATATCTTCATCCTTGAACATTCTGCCTTTTGCTGCCTGCTGATACATCAGCTTAACCAGGTTCTCATAGCTTACTGTTTCATCCGGGGTATATGTCTTTACATACTGCCCTACCCTGCTGAACTTCGGTCTTTGCTTTCCAAACGGCTGCCCTGGTACTGAAAAACGAATCTGCTTCATATCTTCATCCACTTTCTGCCTCCTATACTTTACCGCCAATCTCTGCTGCTATCTTATCTGTCACCTTATTTGCAGTAACCTTTACCTTTCCGCTTGTTGCCTTGTAGAGTTCGGCTTTGTCTGTACCTTCCTCCACGTACACCTTCAAGTAGTAATCTAACTGCTTTCCTGTCTCTGTCTTTTTTCTCTTTCCCGGCCCGACTGTGTAACCATTCTCATGAAGGATTGCCGTAACCGTCTTTCGATCTTCCAGCTTGTCAATGCTGATTTCTGCCACCTTAATCAAACCCATGCCGTTATTCCTCCATTAAATTCTTCATTTCATCAAATCTCTTTGCCGCTGCCTTTTCTCTCCAACTTCTGCCTGCGAATCTTACCGGAAAACACATCTCAAATATTCTGTCGTAAATACGCTTGTAACGGATGTCCTGTGTTTCCTGCATCTCCTTCAATGTCATATTCGTGGTAAGAATCAGCGGCTTTCCGGATAAATACCTGCTGTCGATGATGTTATATACCTTTTCCAAAGCATAATCGGTACTTCTCTCGGCTCCCAAATCGTCGATTATCAGCAGCTTTGCCACATTCAGTCCTGCCATAATCTTCTCTTCCTCGTCCGGATTTCCCTGTATGTTCTGCAGTATCTTTACAAACGATGTCATAACCACCGGAATCATCTGATCCAGTAACTCATTTGCAATGCAGGCGGCTGTATAACTCTTGCCGGTTCCGACTGTTCCCCAGAACAATAACCCCTGCTTCTTTTCGTACATTTCATCAAATCTTCTCACGTACTTTTCGGCCAGGTTGTAAATTTTCTGGTTGTCTCCGTCTACCTGGTAGCCATTCAATCTCGCGGCTTTCAGTTTGGCATCCATAAGACTGCTCGCTCTCAATCTTTCCAAGCGTTGCATTTCCTGCTTTTTCTTTTCAGCCTCTTCACGCCGTTTGTTTTCTTCTACCTTGCATCTGCAGATACACGGAACAATCATCTCCCTTCCACCTGTTGCCGCTGATGCTGGCAATTTTGTCTGCTTCTTCGTTCTGCACGTTCCGCAATAGAGTAAGCCGTCCGGACCGACATAATCTCCGTCATTCTCTTTCGTTTCAAATGCCTCTGCCGGTAAAACATCCTGCAACTCCATCGTTACTCACTCCTTCCAAACGGATTCTCGTTATCATCGTACTCAGCTTCTTTCTGTACTGTGCCGGCCTTTGGTAAGTAATCCAGGAATGGTGTTGACTCTCCTAAAAATGTCTTGCCATGCTTGATATACTTATCTTCTGTCTTATCTCTCTTGCATTGTGCAGCGTAATTCTTTGCCGCTTCACATAACTGCTCGTGAGAATAGCCATCCTCCAGCCTTGCCTTGTACTTCTTGTATGCCTGTGCCTTGTCAGCTTTTCTCGGATACAGACTCCAAAACTCCTCAAAATCTACTGAGTAGCTGTTTATTGCCCTGTTCGATTTTGGCTCCGGTTTCGGCTCTGGATCTGTTTCTCCCGGAAGTTCCGGTACCGTTCCGCCACCTTCAAGCATCGTTTTTTCGTCCTTTACCCTGTTGTAATATGCTCTCTGCCTGTCTGCCTCCGTAGAAGATTTCCCGATGAAATTCTGTATATCCATCATGTAAATCGCACCATTATCCAGAACCTCGATCAGCTCCAGCTTCTTGAATACATCAAGTGCTTTCTCCACGGTACCTACCTGGTGTCCGACTAAAGTTGCCAATATTTCCGGGGTGTAGGGTATCACATTTCTATACATCAGCCTTCCCTCATTTCTGAGGCTTCTCAGATAGAGTTTCAGCAAGATGTTACTGTATATGTACCCGTCCTTCATACTCTCCAAAATCTTTATTTCTTCCGAGTCGAAAAAGTCCTCCTTCAACTTTAAGTAATAATATTTTCTGTTATCTGCCATTCACTCACCGCCAATCATGCCATCAAATTCCTGCTGTCAGATCCATAATCGAAATCGGTCTTGTCAGTACCCTGTTATGTCTGCAGCAATCGCACAATTCGCATCTGTCTGGTTCTGCCTCTCCGGATTTCACTCTGAGTATTCTTGGCATATTCGCTTCTACCATGCTCAATGCCTCCTGCAGATAATTGTCTGTCACATGGATAATACGGATGTCCGGCTCTTTTTCTTTTGTCGCACCCGCAATGTAAAACGGCAGCTTCTTTCCGGTGTTCTGTCTGACAATTTCCTGGTATATTGCACCCTGGATGTCATACCCCCAATAGCGAACAAAGTCCAAATATCCAATATCCTTTACCCACTTCAATTCTGTAATCGAGGACATAACCTTTAAGTCAACGATTGCCGTTTCCGGAATGTAGCTGTCGATCTTGATTTTCCATTTTGCTCCGAACAGTTCACCTGTCATAATCACCTGTTTCTGTCCGGACATATATTTCATAAAATATGCGTCACGTTCAATACGTGCGATAATTTCCTCCGCTTTTACATAATCAGCCTTTAACCCTCCGTCCTTCTTGAACAGCGACGGATTCTCTGCCTTGAACTTGTCGAGTGTTCCTTCAAAATAGGAATCCACATAACTACCAACCATTAAGGCGGTTGTCTTTTCGTCCTCCCATCTTCCTTCCAATTTTTCCTTTGCTGCATATTCGCAAGCCAACTTCCCGTATGTACCCGAAAAATCTTTGAACTGGGAAACACTCATATATTCCCTGTTTGCCTCCTGGCTATAATAGTTCTCGTCTGTCAGTTGCATTTCTCTTCCTCCTTATACCTCTTCTAAGTCAAGACCGCCTACCTGGTTTTCATCCTGTGCAGGTGGTTCATCTTCATTCTGCTCAATCGTAAACGGATCCTCTGCCTCTACAATATCTGGCTGATTATCTCCGTAGCTTGCGTTTCCATCTTCGTCGTAAACCTTCTGATCATCCTGGATGGCTCTCTGCATATCAACCGACAATATACCCCACTTGCTAAGAAGCAGCTTAATAACCGTCTTTAATGCCATAGCCTCGAAATCAGTGGTCCATTTGCTTGAACTCTTTTTCTTCTCAATGTCATATCTGTATGCCTGCGAATACTTCTTGGCGTGGTTATCAACTTCTGCCTTTGACATATATAATTCCTGTCTGAATCCGGTCTTTAATCGGAACCACGCATAATATCCTGCAACCTTGTCTGTCTCTCCGTTGTTTCTCTGTGTGCATTTTGAGAAATCCGTTACAAACTCGATCTCGCCGGTAATCGGATTGTATGAAATCAGCTCGTCCTCATATACAACCGCATAATTCATCTTCTCGTAATATCCGGAACGAATTGCCAGCTGGATAAAGCCTTTATACATCATCTGGAACTGCGCTCTCGGATGTTTCTCCCACTGTCTCGTATTCGGGTTATATACGCTCTCGTTATACGGAACGATTGCACTAAATCCTAAATTACTATCGATTGGAAGGTCGTATGTCGCTGCAATAAATGCGGCGCTCATAATTGAGTTTGCATCACACTTCTTTAACTGTGCGCTACCAGAAACAACCGTCGTGATAGATGCTAAAAACTGAGGTGCCTTCTGCCCTAATACCTCTGCAAATTTCTTTTTTACGTTCTCCTCTGAAACCATCTGCTTTACCATTGCCGCTGTGCTTGCCTGCGGTTTCTGGTTTCCCTGTGACTGCAGTTGAGTGTTCTGTTCTGCCATTGCTATTCCTCCTTTTTTGCTGTGGAGAATGTCTCTCCTATCATCTCCATAAATTCGCTTACTGTCATATCCTCTATACATTCTTTGCAAATGTAACCTTCCGGACTGTCGTAATACTTATCTTCATCAAATATCCCTTCCCCGCATTTCACACATTCAAATACCGGTTTGGGTTCTGGAGCATTCGGGCATCTGCTCACGCATGGATAGCTCCCACACATTGCACACATATAATTCCCTCCTTCTCCATATTTCTCAGTATCGTAGTTGCGTTTACTGCTCTTCTGAAAATATGATTCCTTAATTCATCCGGCAGTAGTAATTTCATGTAGTCCTTCGGCTGTCCGGTTATTTCAATTTTTCTCTCGCATAATCTGACAACCTCTTTGACCTCTTCATCGCTTATCTCGCATACTTCATTTCTGAACTTATCTACGATTTCTGCGATTTCTTCTCGGCTCATATGATTCCTCCATTTCAAACAGGTATCTCAGTGCATCTGCTACCTTTCTTGCCGTTTCCACAAGCATTAAAACCAGCGGTAATGTCAGCCATTCTCCGCCGTATGCCACATACCCTCTTTCTGCGTATGCCGCCTTTACTGCTACTTCCGTGAGTACCAGACCAACAATAATCCAAAACCAATTCCTTGATATGTACCTCTTAATACTTCTCATTTCGCCAGCTCCTTACTTGTAAAAATAGTGATTGCCATACTGGAAAAGAAATTCCAGGTTTTCTCTGTGCCAGTTCGATTTTCCTTCGCTTTCAAAGTACAATGCGCCCTGACTTTCATCCCATTTCTCAATCTGGATCAGCTCCAAAGCCTCATAACATTCCTGGTCTGGTTCTGTTGTGTACCATCTTCCTCCGTCCTGCATGGGACTAAACTGCCATCCTCCTGTAGATGTTCTTTCGTATATCACTTCCTCGATAGTGTCCGGGAAATCGTCACTCCATACTCTGTTGAGAACTACGAGCATAACCAACGCTTTACCTTCAACTCCCTCGCTTTCTGCCTCTGCCATTGCTATTTTGGCAAGCAGGTAAGCATCGTCGGAATCCCAGTCCATACTTGCTATTACCGTTTCCTGCTCTTCCTGTTCCTTTTTCTGTACGGTTGCTCTTTCCTCTACCGCTATGGTTACATCCGGATGTGGCGCCACCTCTTCAATTACCTGTACCCTACTGTTTTCCTCTTTGTTGCCTGTGCCATTCTGAGCTAATGTATAAGTCTCTCTGACACCTTTAACCATGAATACTGCAGCTCCACATATTGCCACGACTTTCAAACCGAACAATATCCTTCGCTTGCTTTTTCTGTTCACAATAAATCTCCTTTCCGGTATCGCTCCGGCTTTTAATTGCCCTTGATGTACTTCTCTCCGACAATTTTCATTTCGCTAATAATTTCTGCCATCTTTTCAAGCCTATCGAGTATCTGTTTCAGTTTTGGAATTTCTTCGCAACTGATAACTCCGTCCTCTGTTATCTCTATCAAGTCCTCCTTCATGGCTTTTAGCTCGTCCTCGTTAAACCCTTTCAAAAGCCGTAGTGCAATTCCCTGTATGCTTTTTTCTTCTGTCGCCAGTGGTAAAAACCCATGTACCGGACACTCTCTCATGCAATACCCTGTAATCAGTTCCGGAGCATTGTATAGGTCCGACATAAGCACCACTTTGTCTACCGGAACCACTTTCGTATTTCCAAGTTCGTAATCTGCCAGCGTAGATACCGAAATTCCTAAAAGCTCTGCGGCTCCTTCACGGCTATATAGCCTCTCATTGTATTCTGCTGCCTTTTTTCTTGCCTTGAAATATACATTTGTGTTCTCGTTTATAGGGCCTCTTCCCATTTCGTGTTACCTACCCTTCCGTTATAATTTAATTATCACCAGAGGGGATAGCCGGTATCTTGATGTTCAGCAGGCTATTGACGGCATCCACGATTTTCTCATTCATCATTTTGCCGTTGATAACCAAAGACAACCGATCTCTGGAGACATCCAGTTTCTCTGCCAGCAGATTAACACTCATTTTTTGCTTCACGAGTTCAATCTTTACTGTCTGGCACCATTCGTCCGATGGAGTATCAATTCGTTCCGGCAATCCCTCTGTACCAAGCACTCCATTGATTTTTTCAGCGATTGCCTGGTAACTTGCGTTAGAGTACCGTCCATTGATAACTGAGGAAACTGTCGCAACGCTGTATCCGATGCGTTCTGCAAGCTGTTTGAGAGTCATGTCATTGTCGATCACAGCCTTTCTTACATCCTTACTCCATTGTGATGTTTCCTTTTTCATTCACGTATCACTCCTTTCTCGCATTTGCTTATTATTTGTTGTTTATTTTTGCGTGTTTGCGTGCTATAATGTAAGTAAATCTATTTACAGACTCGCAAACGTGCCTTGAAATACCATCAGTCTCAGCTCGCAACTTTGAATTGATTTGTATTTCATGTATTTATTATACCACGTATATGCGAGTTTGTAAATGATTTAATACTCAAATGCGAGATTATTTTTATACGGAGGTAACTCATGGAAATAATTGAAAGAATCTACGAAACACTTGGAAAAACAGACAAAAAAGCCTACGAACTCTGCGAGAAACTTGGGGTACGCACTTCCACAATGTCAACTTGGAAATCTCGCACCAGCGATCCGCCTGCTAAGTACATGAAAACCATTGCTGATTTTCTGGGCGTGTCTCTCGATTATCTGCTTACCGGGCAGGAGGCTCCTGTACGCAAGACAACAACTCCAGAAGAGGACGAACTTCTGGAACTTTACCGGGCATTGCCGGATAACAAGAAATATGAATTTGTCGGGGAACTCAAAGGATTTATGAAAGCCTATACAGAATCCCAGAAATATCTCGACGAGGAAAAAAGATTGTCAGTTTAGAATGGTACCGGCTCTATGGCCGCTACTAAGACGAGGAGAAATGCCTATGACAAATGCTACTCACTATTTTGAGCTGGCACGTTCCGAGGAAAAGGCAGGGAATGACTGCGCTGCTTTGCTTCTCTACCTTTCTTCTTTCTGTGACAGCTTTAATTCTGGCACCAGGGACTATCCTACTGGTGCCATTGCTAAAATCCGGATGCTGCAGTTCACGCTCGGTCTTTCCGATAATGAACTCTCCGATCTGGTACACTCTTATGGTCCTCTTACTGACTCCGAGTGTAGAACTTTATTAACCTACTCCATAAAAGGCTGTATCTCCGGAATACAATCAGTCTTATCCGGGTGTGCCTATGGATGCTAAAAAATTTTCCGAACGTCTATCTCTCTGCATGAAGCAGAATGGATTGAATGGTGCAGAACTCTCTTCTATATCCGGAGTGACAACTGCTACTATATCCCGGTACCTCAACGGACTCCGGGTGCCTACTGTCGATAACATCATTCAGCTTGCGGATGCTCTCAACGTGTCCGTAGATTATCTTTTAGGACTGCATGATGTCCCGGATGATAAAATACTCATTTCTGCTTATTCAGTCGCATCCTGCGACGATAAACGCGTACTGTGGACGCTTCTGGAACGATACGGAGGAAAACATGGAACAACTGACAGGTAACGAGGAATTTACTCTGCATGGTTCCGCTACCGGCTTAACGGTACAGGACTTCTGGAGATGGGCCTACTCAGACCTTATCGACAATACCCAGCGTGGAGTAATGGCAGAATTTCTCGTTTATTCATCTCTACGAAGTACCCCCCCCACGCAAATGCGAGAGAACTGGGTTCCCTATGATGTAACCAGTCCATCCGGACGCAGGATTGAAGTAAAATCTGCCGCTTACATTCAAGCCTGGACACCAGAAAACATCTTTGCTCAAATCCGCTTTGACATCGGTAAAAAACTTGCCTGGGATAATGAAACAGCTTCTTATTCCTCCGAAGCAAAGCGTAACTGTGACTTGTATGTATTCTGTTTATTTACTGCCATGACAAAGGATATCTCCCTTCTCGATCTCGACTATTGGGATTTCTATGTCCTTCCTACCTCTGTCCTAAATGAAAAGGTCCCGGATCAGAAGGGAATCGCATTGTCCTCTCTTCTAAAGCTGGGACCTGTCAAGACAGACTATGCCGGTCTTGGCTCTGTAATTGAATCTATCAAACTGTAAAGGAAGTGATGCTATGAAGCTGCCTAACGGTTACGGAAGTGTAACCAAATTATCCGGAAACAGACGCAAGCCTTATCTGGCACGTGTTACTCTCGGATGGATTACTGACGAACAAACAGGAAAAACAGTACAGAACCGTGTACCGATAGGTACCTATAAGACTAAAAAAGAAGCGCTGCAGGCATTGGCTGAATACGGAGCCAATCCCTACGACATACAGAACAATAACCTTACCCTCGCTGAACTTTATCAGAAATGGACCGAGGCTTACTTTCCTACCCTGGAGAGCGAATCATCCACCCGAACCATTACATCCGCTTGGAAATACTGCCATGTTCTTTATGGTATGCGTGTCAAGGACCTACGTGCCAGACACATCAAGGGAGTTATGGAGGACGGATATATCATTGCTTCACGTGGCAAGAACGCAGGAGAAAAGGTATATGCCTCTCCCGGAACAAAAGCCAGGATCAAGTCTATGTTTAACCTCATGCTGGACTATGCTCTCGAATATGAGCTTGTAGATAAGAATTATGCCAGAACCTTTGACCTCTCTAATGACATCATACGAGAAAAGGAAGAGGCTACACGCGGTCATATCAATTTTACCGAATCTGAAATGCAAACCCTCTGGGACAACCTCGGAAAAATCCGGTTCGTTGACTGGATTCTTATTCAGTGCTACATGGGATGGCGGCCACAAGAACTCGCTATACTTGAGCTTGCCAATGTTGACCTGGAGAACTGGTGCATCACCGGCGGCATGAAAACCGAGGCTGGCCGGTACCGTACTGTCCCGATACACCCACGCATCAAAGAGCTTGTGCGTAATAACTATGAGCAGGCTGTTTCACTTGGCAGCGACCGCTTATTTAACGATCCCGATGCAGTCAAAGGTGGCATGAAGATAACCTATGACAAGTATGCCGGACGTTTCGATAAGGTAATCTCTGCTCTGAAACTTCGAGATGACCACAGACCGCACGATCCGCGAACCACCTTCATCACTATGGCAAAGAAAGCCGGAGTAGATGAATATGTCGTAAAACGTCTTGCCGGTCACAAGATCACCGACGTAACCGAAGCAGTCTATACAAAACGTGATATTGAATGGCTCAGAGAGGAGCTGGAGAAGATGCCGTAA